CTATCTTCCATGAACCTTAAAAAAGTTTACCAAGGACGCTATTAATAATCCCCCCAAAAATATAAAAATAAATGACATTAAACCATTATGTGGGAATATAGAGATACCATCGGGGCTGGTAACTTCAACTTTTCCAGTATCTCCAGTATCTAATAGGGTCTCCCTCAATTTTATTAAGACATTGGATTCTTCTAACTGTGAAACATTTTTAGGTAACTTCTCTAATTTTTTGTAAGAAGCTCTTAAATTTTTGTACCAAAATCCAACGTCTTCTTTTGGAGTGTTGTAGATAATTGAGGTGTATCCTTGTGTATAGCCGGATTTTTCTATATATTTTAAGGCCGTGTTCAATTCTTGCTTAGCCAGTTCTAAGGTGTTTGCATCAGAGGAAAGTTTTAAATGACCCTCGATATTAACATCAAAAATAATACTGTTAATGATCCTAAAAACAATACAGATTATTAATGCAATTAGGGTGATATAACAATAACGGGCTTCTTTTGATAGAAATGGATCATTGTGTTTTTTAACAATGTGGAATTTTTTCTGTAATTTTTTAGCTTCCTCATAAGATTTTTCGTGTTCTGGGCTCATTTTTATATCCTTTTTGTTTACAATTTTTTATAAAAATATTTTTAAATCTATTTAATTGAATTTCTTCTTTGTTCATTTTGTTTATCAAACTCGATCCATTCTTCTTTCGTTTTTATCTGGACTTTTTCTAATCTTTTTATTGTCCATTCATTATAAAGGGGTGATAATTCACACCCCAACCAATTTCTTTTTAATTGAGTTGCAACAACTAAAGTAGTACCTGATCCAGAAAATGGGTCTAATACAAGATCATTTTCGTTGGAAGAGGCTAATATTATTTTTCTCAACAGCGCTTCTGGTTTTTGGGTCGGATGTGGTGTTTTTTCTTCCATTCCATTACATATTGTGGGTATTTCAATAACATCTTTTGGTTTTGCACCTAAAGGGTTTGGTGTCCATATATCGTTTCTTTTCCTTTTATTATTATATTGGCTTGTTTCAGCCTGTGAATGTTTGGGATATTTTAAAGTATGATTTTTATAGGGAATTCTAATGTCATCAATATTAAAAGTAAATCTTTTATCTTTTCTTAGATGTAAAATACTTTCATGAGACCTTCCCCAATCTGAGCCTAAATTAGCTTTATTTTTATAATGCCAAATTATCCATTTACAATTTTTAAAATATTTCATTGCAGGATGTTTTAAATCAGCTAAAATTTCAGTGAAACCGCAGATATATAATGTCCCATTCGGTTTGAGTATTCTCGAAGCTTCTTTTATCTATTTAATAGACCATTGAATATAGAGTTCTATGCTTTTAAATTTATCCCAATAAGCTTTTTTTATATTATAAGGAGGATCGGCAAAAATTAAATCAATAGATTCTTTTTCAAGTTCTGATAACCATGAGATAGAATCTCCTTCATAGAGGATATTCCCCTTATTCTCATATCTTATAATGGTATAATTCTCCCCTCATTATCTTTTATACCAATCACTTTGACACAGGCATATTTAAGATTATGATTTTTTAGCCAAGTTTCTACCATCATATCTCGGACAATTTCTGATGAATAGTCTGGATGTCTGCATAAAAATAGAAAGGCTTTAAAATAATAGCTAGATGGGATACAGAAACAGGCAGTTAAATCTCTGGCTTTTTCATCTCTAACACGGCATATAAAATCTAATCTAGAGTCTGTGCTGCATCTTTTTTCTGGATTGCTAACATATTCTTGTTCATCAGAAAATCCAAAGCCAATGTTTATATCAGGTATCATTTTTTCATCTTTTAATTCTCTTTGGTTGTTACACAGTTTTTTGAGACATTCGTCTTATGGTGAAGTCAATATCATAATTGAAGATTTCGGTAAGGCTTAAGATAACTTCGTGGTTATCTGGTGATATTCTCTCTATTGTGGTTCTTGTCCTTATTTTATTGTTAAAGCTTTCACTCCTTGGTTTTTGGTATGTTCTTAGACTTCTTTCATCTGATTTATCCTGTGTACAGAGGATAAAGGTGACTTCTGGGTATTCTCTGATGAGTTTGTTTATTCTATATTCGGTATAATTACTCTCAAGGAATTCTATCGACTTCACTTCTTCAGTAATTTTCTGGGTTTCTAGAATATCATAGCTATCAATAAATATAACAGCATCGGGATTTTCTTTTAAGAATTTTTCTACCTCAGATAAAGTGCCTGTGGGTTCATGAATAACCCCAGAAAATTTTATATTATTAGGATCCATATACGCTTTTATTTTTTCTCGTTCGGGTATTGTTAAATCATTTGTTTTTATCCTAAAATAATCAATTCCCGTTAAATTAGATATGAGCATTTTCATTATATCTTCAGCATACATTTCAACGGGCATAAACATACATTTTCTTGTATTGTTTTGCATGATGTCTAAAAATAGATTTAGCATAAAGGTTGATCTACCACTTCCATGTTTTCCGTGTACGAGGTGTATACCTGGTTTATCTAATTTCTCAAAAGTGTCTTTAAAAATTTGAAGTTTAAACATTATAAGTTTTCCTTTTGATAGGTCATTAATTGTTAATAATTTCTACAAAATTTACAGACTCTAAATAGTTTCCGGTAGATGTTCCAAACCATCTTATGGTCACAGAACCTTTTATGGTAGAGAGTTTATAAAAAGTTAACGGAGTTTGGTCAACACTATAAACATTTCTATAGAGTGCAACAAGGAATTTCTTCGACTTTTTTAGGTTTATCATTATTATAATTCTCAATTGTAACCCCAAAACCCGATGTTTCATCCCAGATTATAATAAGGTTGAGGCCAAATTTATCTGATCTGAGAATTATTTCAGCACCCGTGATAATATCTAGAGTCGTTATAAAATCTATCAGTTTATCCCAGAATTCTTCTTTGTCAAAGGTCTCTTTCATAAATACATTTAATTCTTTTTTGTGTTCAAATAATTTAGCTTTTAGAATTTCTTTGTTTTTTCCCATTACATTTAATGCTATTTTCTTCATAAAATCTTTTCCTTGTCCGGTTATAATTTTTAATAATATTTGAGACGTTAAAATGCTTTTGTTATTTTTACAGACTTTTTCCATTTCCTGTAAAATAAGATAAATGACAAAGTTTAATAAAAATATTTATGGAGAAATGATATGAAAATTAGAAAAGACGATGAGTTAGGTATTCGCATGAAGTCTTATGAGCACATGACAATCCCAGAGAGGTTTATACCGTTTTTACCGATCATCATAAGAGTTGATGGTAGAAGTTTTTCTGGATTTACAAGAGGTCTCAAAGAACCTTTTGACGAAAATTTTTCGGATTGTATGATTGAGACGACAAAAGCATTGGTAGAAGAAGCTAATGCTCTGATGGGTTATACACAATCCGATGAGATATCGCTCTTACTCTATGAGGATAATATAAAATCTCAATTGTATTTTGGAGGTAGAGTTTTTAAAACAATATCAAGTTTGGCTTCGACAGCAACCTATGTCTTTAACAACTCTCTATTACCAAAATATCTTCCGGAAAAAGTTGGGAAGTGGGCTCGTTTTGATTGTCGTGCTTTTAATGTCCCTACCAAGGATGAGGCTGTTAATGAATTCTTGTGGAGAGAATTAGATGCCACAAGAAATAGTATAGAGGGTGCAGCAAGGTCTGTTTATTCTCATAAAGACTGTTTCTTAAAAAATTGCAGTATGCTTCAAGAGATGCTTTTTCAGAAGGGGGTAAATTGGAATGATTATCCAGACCGATTTAAGAGAGGAACTTATATTCAAAAAAGATTGGTTGAAAAGCCATTTACAGAGGAAGAGATTGAATATTTTCCTGAAAAGCATAATGCCCGTAAGAATCCTGATTTGGTTATAAAAAGGCATGTAATATCTGTGATTCAAATGCCTCCTATTCTTAAGGTTGTGAATAGAGTTGGTGTGTTTTTCAATGGAGAAGAACCTGTTGTTTTAGAAGAAAAAACAGAAAATAATCGGGGTGTTTTATGAGTTTAATTACAAGCATGATGATCTTGATAAAGATAAATCCGGGGGATGAGCCTGAGAATCTTGATGAATTTATTAGATATGTTAATGATTATGTGAGGAAGCATAATAATAATCAATGTTTTACACGAGTTTCTAAAGAAAATTTAGGGATGTTTGATTCTTGGACACTTCTTTGTGGAGATTTTAATCATTTTTCTCCATCTATCAACAAATTTGCATGGTTTCTTTTTAATGAAACCCCCGCAATTTGTAGAATTAAGTCTAAAGTGATGCTAATCGTTTCTAATGAACATTGGGAACACATGAAGACCTTCTATAGGGTGGATTACATGAAATATGAAAATATTGTTGGTTGTTCTGATGGAATGAGAATACTAGAAGATCCTGGAAAGTAATTATATGAAAAATACAGATATTCTAATTTTGATGAAGGGTAAGATCGATGATTTAGAAAATTATTATAAATTTTTGTCAGACACAAATGATTATTTATATGAACATAATAAAGAATGTTTATATAAGACTTCTAAATATACTATGCATTTACAGCAAGATGTATGGTCTGGCAATTTTGAGGATTTAAAACCTTCTATTGATGAAATTGTTTGGTTCATCTTTAATAAAACAACCGATTTTAAAATGAAAAAAATGTATATGACGATAATGATTAATACAGAATACTTATCGATCCCTTTATTTTATAGGAGCATTCCTTATAGCGATTGTGAAAATGCTTTATTTTGTAAAGGAGCTCAACGTTTATTGGTTAAATATCCTTTTGGGTTTACCAATCCAGATGATTATTCGGTGAAAATGGGTTTGTGAATATATCTTATAATCAAAGAAGGATTTAAGATACAACTTTCACATTTTATTGAAAACAAACAAAAAGACTTAAAGTGGTAGATATGTCGCACAGGTCAATATCTTACTATTATAACTAATGATTTTATTTTAAAAGATACTTGAATTTTTAGAGATGTGATTAATTTATAAGAAAAAGTGTGAGAAATTAGAACAAGATTTTATTTAATGCGTATTTTCCGTTTATAGGCTGTTCTAAGATATTTTATAATAATTCAAACGGGAAATAAGGAATACTATAATGGTTACTGTAAATTCTATGAAGACTTTTGTAAATGTTAATGGTGAAAATTGTAAGCTTGTAATAGGAAACAAGTTTATAGGGTTATCTTTAAAAAAATCTTTGATTAACACACCACCTAATTTTTCCAATAAGTTGCTTCTTATGACCTCAGAACTCTTTAAGGAAGATATTTCTGTGGTTGTAAACGACAAAAAAATAGCGATTGTTTATAGTCGTAATTGTAATTCATACATTGATAATATTGGTGTTAGTGGGGTCAACATTATAGAGAGTCGATTAAAAGATATAATGAAGCAAATCATTAATCTTCTAGGATCTCACAAGGATATTGACCATGACAACTATTTCTTCACAGGATCATGTTTACCACGATATTCCAAAATCATCGATCGAAGCAGTCTCAATTAGAAATATAGCTAAAGGGAAAGATATCACAAAAGCCGCAGTTCAAGCCTACATCGCCTCGTTTTTGAATACCAAAGGGTCAAGAAGAAACATCTTAAATTTTATAGCACCATTCACTGGACAGTACATAACCGACAAAAGTTACGAGCAGACAAATGACGCTACAAAACGACATATTCAACTCGCTCGTTATTTTGGTGAGTTGAAAGAAAGACTTCCTGCTATAATAATCGTTGATTCTGGGGCCACCCCCCAGAGTTCTTTGGGTGGAAACCATAAAAGATATAGAGATGGTACAAATATTTATATTCAGATAAATAATGTAATGACTGTCCCTTTAGATATAGCTATTGCTATATTGGGGGATGAGGCTGGTTGTAATAATATGTTAAGCGCTCTATCCTTGATATTTGGAGAATTAAGAACTCTTGTGGGTGGAAATGTCTTGAGATCACCTAAACCAGGTGAAAATTGGGAGGTGAGACTTCCTTTAACATTTTCTACTTCAGCAGTAAGTTCCCAAAATGTCACCGATGACCAAAAAGATGTTATATGGAATGCTACTTTATCCATAGAAGCTGAGTATGAGGGTGTAGAAATATTGAAGTATACCATGGATCAAATGAATTTTGTACCCTATTCGAGATCTCAAGAATTCGGTTATACTCGGGATGATGCTCCAGATCAAGCAGATTTAGGGGGAGATTTTTATGATGGATTTTTAACAGGACCAAATACAATGAAGTTAAATTCTCCCACATACATAACATTTAGGGAGGGGCAATATCCATCGGCAGACATGCAGCTAAGGATATCAGATTACCGTATAGCTCTTTTTGATCCAGACACCTTTCTTGTCACACCCAGAAGGCCAGGAGCATTCACAGTCTACTTAGAATATAAACCTACTTTAGAAGTTTTGACTTCTTTAGATATTACAGTAATTCTATAAAACCGCCATGAATCAGAAATAACAAGTCATTTTATCTTCCTAAATCTTAATAAAATCAAATACCTACTAAGACATTAAGCTTGTGTGATTAATTTATAGATTGCCCAGACCGATATTGCTAAAAATTTAACATACGTGGTTTTATCCTATTATAATTTTATACAGAAACCATGCTCGTTCCACAAAATAGAAGAATTAGGAGGCAAAATGTCTACATTATCCACAAGCACATATACACTCCCGGGTGCATATATTGGGAAAATTATTGAGCCTAACGTTACAGTCTTATCTGGTATACCTAGATTGCCCTGTTACGTTGGAAAAGGGAGTCGTTTAGCGACCGTTAGAAATGCAGCTATTAGGAGATCTTATAAATCAGATGTTGAATTGACATTTTCTTCGAGAGCACCTTTTCAAGCTCCATTGACTTATTATGCAGATGGAAATCAAGAGTTAGCAAGACTTTATGATAGTAATGGTGCTGAAATTGATAAAAATAAATGGCAGTTTAAATTATCTGGAAGTGATTATTCTATTGTTGAATTTGATTCTAGATTTTATGATTCTACAAAAACTTATTATATCGATTATCAATCTGTAGACCGTACAGTTTTAGATCCTACCCCTTATGAGGATATCAGGACGGTTGATAAGGTATCTGTGACGACAGATACAGAAGAATTTGTTGAATATGAAGATTTTATCGTTGTAATGACCTATGATGAATATACGGTAGAAGAAACACAGACAAAACATGATAAAGAGGTTTCTGCTATTGTTCATACTGGAACAGGAACATTTACTCATTCTTTGACTGGAACACCTACTCATAAATATAATAGATATTACAAAGTGACATGTATTAGGGCTGTAACAGCTTCTATAGGTGGAGTACTTTATTGGTATTCTGTGCCTATATCTGGTGGTAAACTTACAGATAGTCCAACTCTAGACCCAATACAACCACAAAATCCTGTTGATATCACAGATGACCTTGATTATAACCTTCATATTCTTAATGTGGAGGCCAATAAAGTTGCAGATCAAGATTTTCTTTTGGAGAATGGTATAACCCTAAGAATAAATACCAATGCCGGTGCTACAATTGTTCTTAATGATACTTTAGAGTTTAATTCTTATGGACCAGGTATTTTTGAGAGAATAGAAGAATATTCTAATGCTAATCAATATCCAGAAGCATATGATTCTATTGAAGAAACTTCTGCTTTGACCAAAACAGGGGAATGGGGGACAGTTTTTGGTGATGCTATAACTTTAACAGCAGATCATATTGCTGTAGCTGATTTAAGTACTTTAACTGTGACCTGTATTGATGAAGATGGTACATCGACACCTGTAACGACTGCTAAATTAGGTGATGGACCCTATCCTGAAGACATGCATCCTGTTGAATTGGCAGCTGATGTACAGGAAAAAGTTAGGGCGGCAGGTGCAGGTGTAACTGAATTAGAAGAATTTACTTGTGTTTATGACCCTTCTGTTGGTACAGATGGGGCATTTACATGTAGAATCGGTGGTTCGAGTTCTGGAGCATCAGCAGCACAAAGAAGTTTAACTATTGCAGATGCTGTTGGTACAGTAGGTGCATCTATGAAGTTGACTGCTGCTACAAAAAAATATTCATCGGGTGCAAACTTAACCACAAATGCAGGTTTATCCATTAATGCGACTTCTGCTTATACTGGGGATTATAACAAAAATTATAAACTTAGAGTTGTTTCTGTTAACTCTGGGACAGACACAGCAGTTGTTTATTGGACTTCTTATGGGACAAATTTGGATTCTTCAACATTAGGTTTTAAATCAGGTTATTTTACACTTGATTGGACAGATCCGACGGATGTTGTTAGGGTTGAAATTGAAGAAGGTATTTATGTTGATTGTGACGTTGATGGTTCAACCAAGATATTACAAGTTGGGGATTCTTGGACAATAGCAGCAAGATGCCCTGTTTTTAGAATTACAGCAAAAGACACGCGTGATTATACAATTACAGTAGCATCTGTAACCCCCGCCGGAAGTGATCCCACAAAAAGTGGAACGGTAGGTATTTCTTATTATACGAGTACCCCCGAGGGTGGTTTTGGTTCAACCACATTTAACAATCCCGGTGTTTTAGGGGATATGTCGGCTAATACTGAATTAAGAACCCTTTCTGGTAATTTTGTTATTGCATGTAGAAATATTGCGGGTGATATTAGGCATTCTGTAACTGTTTCGGGTGCTAATGACAAATGGTCTACCGGTTTGGTAAACACCAATTATATTGATTGGTCTTTAGGTGAAAGAGTATCTGAAACTTTTCAGACTTCTGATATTTTACATGATGTCTATGGGAACATTACGGGGTATGCCGATACCTACTATGTGATATTAGCCCATACTGTTTTATCGACCTTAGATGTTGTATCTATCGTTAAAACTGGAAATATTGTTATTTCAGGTTCTATATATGGAACATCTGGTTCACCCTATTTATGGTTTACCACAGATCCTGGTGCTGCAATTACTGTGACCTATGATCATCGTGGTGATGAGCCAACCCCGGGGGATATATATTATTTCACGGCTTCTTATGTAAGACCATCAACGAGTTACGACTCTCCTTTTAGAGTTCTTACCCGAGATGACGCTTTTACATTATTGGCCCCCGCTGCTTCTGATAATGATCTTTATATTATGGCTGATCTTGCTTTTGATAATGCTGTATCGGGTATTTATGTATGTCAAGCATCTGATTCAGACCTTGATGGAAATTATACTACTCAAGATTATAAAAGAGCCATAGAAGCCACAGAAGGACAACCAGAAGTAACTGATCTTATTGTTTTGAATAAAGCTTCTGCTCTTCCTGATGCTATAGCATCTAATGTTCGGACGAGTAACCCCTTTGCTAGAAAATTTAGAATGTTATGGTGGGGATGCTCAACTGGAACAACAATAGGGAGCGAGACAGAATCAGGTACTTTGATCTATACTGCAAGGAAAACCCTTCAAGTTTATGGGAATTCACCAGCGCATGGTACAAGAGTATTGGTAGCACCCACGACAGCTACAAAGACAATAATACTTCCAACGGGTCAAGCTTATGCATGTCCTCTTAATGGTTCTTTTGTTGCAGGTCAAATAGCTGCTTTAAATGCTTCTTTTTCTGAACCCGCAGATACCCTTCTTTGGAAGACGTTGCCTGGTTTTGATGAGATAGAGGTATATACCACTCCAGAAAATATTTTATTAGGTGGGGCTTCTATATTATTTATGGAAGATATTGGTTCTGGTGTGTATCGATGTGGTGAATCTATCACAGTAGATACGAGTTCCATTGAATATCATGAAGTATCTGCGATGAATCAACAAATATATGTTACTGCCTATGTTAGACAGTCTGTTGAAGAAGCTGTTGTATCAATGGTACCTGATGGTGTTCCAGACGGTCTTGCTATGGTTCGCGGGGCGGTTGTTTTAGCTCTTAAAACATTGTTAAGCCAGAATAAGATTGCTACATATGAGGACGATCAAGGAAATGAACGACAATTAAATCCGATTACAGATGTTATTGTATTTAGGGATACAACAGATAGAACTTTATATCACTTCAAGTATGCCTATTACCTCAGATATCCTATCAAAAGATTATTTGGGCTTTATACAGTAGACTCTAACAATTTTGCGAACGCTTAATAGGAGGGGAAGATGATAGATTATAATAAAATAGTAGAGAGATTAGATATTGTTTCTCAAGAATTTGAAAATAAAGGTTTCAAAGACTTGAGTTTTGAGTTAGATGAAATTTCACAATCTCTTTTAACAGAAAAAGATGCAGAAAATTCGGGTGATGATATTGATTCAATAAAGGAATCAGTATTTTTTTGGGTAGATCAGTTAAGAAAAGATCACAAGGATTTTGGAGATTTAAGTTTTGTTAAAAGATATCTTAATAAAAAAGTTGGGGATAAAAAAGCTTTAGCTTCTCTAAGATTATTGGATAGTTTAGACGAAAAAAAATATGCTGTTTTAATCTCTGAATATGTTACAGCCTGTCATAAGGGAAGTTATGCCACGATCGATAACAGTAAAGTTCATCCAGCTGCTTTGCATATGTGGGGAAATAGAGCATCTTTTAATGAATCTGATGAATGAGTTTTTCAATAACCACCCTCAATTTTTAGAGATGATGTTTATTTATGACCTATGATAATTTTTCTGTTTGTGTTAATTGCCTTTCCCCCTGTTGTGCATTATACGCCATAAATGTTACAGATAAAGATATTGAACGCATAATGCACATTGTGGGTAAGTCTGAATATTTTGTTAAAACTTCTCGGTGGGGTTTTCCTTACACACATCAAGTAAGGACTAAAAAGATAGATAATTGTGATGGTTGGTGTTATTTCACAAATAGGGTAGCTAAAGGACATTATAATTGTGGAATATATGAATATAGACCAGAAGCCTGTAGAGCATTTAGCCCCATTAATTGTCCTCATTATTATAAATATGAGGATGGTTTGATTGAAGTAAAAACAATATTAGCACATTTAAAATCAGAGACTATGAATAAGTCCACAAAATAAAGTGGTTGGTTATTATGAAAAATAAGAAGACAAATTCAGAAAAAAGATAATTTTTTAGATAAAGAATATTTGCTTTTAAGGAGACAATATAATGGCAAGTAACCCACATGGTGTTAAAGTTCAAAGTTTAGATTGGAGTCACAAATATGCTCCAACCACGATGACCTATCATGGCATCGTGTTAAAAATGGATGGAAGAGAAGTAGGCCGTATAACAAGCTGGAATCCTCAACCTTATGGACGAGATGGTGAGCATGTTTATGAGTTGTCCAAAACTACTTTTGGCCGACCAGTAGATTATGTTCCTGGAAAAAATAATACTTATACTATATCATGTAATCGTGTTGAAGTATGGCTCGATGAATTTGAGCGAGCGATTGGCTTTGATGATGTATGGGTTGATCTTTGTGATCAGAGAAGACCTTTTACAATTACAGAAACTCTTTATAAGGGTGACGTGAGATATAGAGAATGGACTTATACAGGATGCTGGATCACGAGCAAAAACCCCGATGCGTACGACGCTGAGGGTAATGCTAAAATTATAGTTTCAGCAGAAATTTCTTATGTAGCTCGTACAAAAACCTTATAGAGTAATTTGGGAGACTTATTATGAATTTACGAGAAAGAATAGAAGCGAGAAAAAAGAGACAAGCTTCTTTTAATACTTCTTATGTTAGAGTCTACCATGAAGATCCATTGCGCCTAAAATTTCTTTATGGTCTGGAAAATACAGAATCTTTAAATGACTTGAATATAAAAACAAGTAGATTGAAATTGTCTGTTAAAGCACTGCTAAAAAGTGCTTCTGGGAAATTTACTATTTCAAGTTTGAAGACCTTAGAAACCGGTGTTATCTTTGTCAAAGGTATTCACGGTGTTTTAGATGGAATGTATTTAACAACTGATTATTTGATAGAGTTTCAAGATTTTGAAGGTATTGAAGAATTTGTAAATAATTTATCAGTATATGAAGATGAATTCAAGGTGCAGATAGCTAGTTGATGAATATTTTATTATATTTTCTCGCCTTCTATTATATTCAATATTTGTTTTAATTGATCTTCTGTCAGAGAATGTTTAATATCTTCAGTATTATATTTTTCAAAGAATGCTTTACAATAATTTACAAGTTTTTCAATTCTCTTTTTCTGAATCATATCCACATTTACAACAATTATAAATGGTATGTTCTTTAAAGCCAGGAATATCATCATAGGTGTCTAATGTGCATCCTTTTTTACATTTATGACAAAGATATCTTGTTGTTCTCACTTCTCCATGTCCAGCACCCCAACCAGCGTGGGGATAACACTTTGAAGTTAAGTCTTTTTTACAATTGGGACAATTTATTTTTTCACCTTTTATCATTTTTATCCTTTCTATGTAAAAATTTTGTTGTTGTTCAACTTTTTACAGATTTTTTGAAAAATGATTATATTTATGTAAAAATCAATCCTCAAATAATTTTCTCATTGGCAGATAATTATATTTGATGAATCTGCTTATTCTATTTCTTGCCATTTCAACATAACTTGGATTTAACTCAATCCCTATAAAATTTCTCAACAATTTTTTAGCCATTATACCTGTCGTCCCGCTACCCATAAATGGGTCTAAAACTATTCCAGGAATAAATTTTGAATTACAAGAACATTGAGAATATCCTTGAAATTCTGCGCTCGAATAGACAGTAGGATTATGACCTTGTTTTAATCTCTTTTCATTTTCTGTATATACTTCTAATTCAAAAAATCCACCCAATGGTGTTTTAGCATTGGGTATCCCTTTGAAACCTAATATACCTTCAGGGTTATTGGTTGAATACAATTTCCTTTTTAGTTCTCCACATTTTTCACAAACATATTCGGGGCAACCGGCTAATATAGGAGTTTCAATCAATTTTTCTGGAAATACGGCAAAATGGGCTTCTTTAGATGACGCTGGGTTTATGCTCCATACAGTTCTTTTGTTTCTACCATATAATCCATAACAATGTGTGTTTTCGGCATTTTCTCCCCTGTATTTATCAGCATTTGGCTTGCATGTATTCTTAGATCGACTTCCCCATTTAGACTTTTTATTTCTTTCATATTCAACATTTATCGTCTTAAAGGGTTCGAATTGTTGTTCAAAATAATAATCTGGATTTTTAGAGAAAAAGAACAAATACTCAAAATCATTTGAAAATCGATCTTTAGCCGAACTCGGTAGGCAAGAAGGTTTATGCCAAATTATGGTATTTCTAAGAATCCAGCCTCTACTTATCATCTCTATGGCAAATCTAAATGGGATTAATAACAAGCTCTTTCTAGGGTAATCAATTTTAGGTTGTTTCCATTTATTAGCCTTAGCCTTTTTTCCTCTTACCCAATCTCCTCCAGCACCACCTGAATTAGAATAAGTATCTCCAAGGTTTACCCAGCAAGTTCCATCATCTTTTAGAACTCTATGAACTTCATCAAATATATCACAAAGATGGGTGATATACATATCAAAATGGGGCTCATTTCCTAAGGAGCCTTCCCAAACTCGACATTTTTTACAGCATCTTCCCAATGTTTTTGTCTGTCCAGCACCACTTCCTATAGCATTTTTGTATTTTGTTTGTTCTACTTGTCCCGGTTTTAAAGGTGTCATGTAATCATCAAATTCGTGATCACAATCGTTTTCTTCCCAGGTTAATGGTTTGGTATCATAATCTCTCAATCCATAATAGGGCGGTGAGGTTACACACACATCTAAGCTTTTTTCAGGCAATGTTCTTAAAACGTCAACAGCATGACCTTGTATTATTGTATTAATGTGTGGTCTGATTATATTGTTTATTGAGCTTTGTTTATTTATCACATCTAGTGTCAATTTAATTTATCCTTAAAATAAGTTATTCTGACATACTCCCAAAGCTAAAGCATTTTGGGGTTCTAAAGTTGCTGCTCTTGTAATATTATATTTTTATGGAGAAAACTTTGAAAATACCAGAGTTATTAAAAAGTTTAGATGAATTAAAGCAAAAATATTCTTTAAATAAGAAGAATATTGATGAAGTAGTTAACAAAAAAGTTGTTGGATCGACCACCATACCACCTTTAATCATCCCCTCTAAAAAGGAACTTCGTTCGATCACAATGTTATTCAATAAGTTTGGAAAACATCTTTTATCGGAGGAGTTCGATACATTAAAACAATATGATAAAATCGTCATCCTTATCCATACTCTTTCACAGGGTTTTGATAAATTATCTTCCTTGCCGGAAAATATGAATGTCTCAGAATTTTGTTATCTTTGTCATAAATTATTTGAATTGGATTTTATATTAAAATGGTGTGAGAAGAAAAAGCGAGGTAATTTATCTTATGTTCTTAATGAGATTAGTGATGGTAATGTAAAGATTGATATATCGGATAAAGATCTTTATTTAAAACAAGTTGAAGATTTTTTTACTGGTGTTATCTCAAATCCTTTCAAGGATAAATTTCTTAAAAATGAATTAGCTGGAATTTTACGTTTACCGGTGGTGTGTAATAACTTTTATTTCTCAAATCAAGAATCTTTAGATTCTTATCAATGTGATTACATTTTAAATCGATACCTTTTGATAAAGGATCAATTTTTATTGGGTATACCAGATGACTTAAAGGGTTATGAGGATATCTTTAATAAAATATGGTCTACCTTCAAACTTTTTTTGGTAAAGGGGGGTAACAATGAGTTTGATTCTTTATCGAAGTTTGAGATATCAGATAGCTATATAAACATCGACAATTATAATTATTGTCTTCTTTTCCCAAATTCTAGAATGCCTAAAATATTGAACTGGGGTATTTTTAATGAGTAGCAATGCTATTGATATATTATATGATCTGAAAAAACATTTCGGTCTATGCTCAGAAAATTTATTTTCAGTCATTGATGCTGAGCATAAATGGAGTTTTTACCCCCCGGATAGTTTAGGTATAGAAATACTATTAAAATTGACAGATATTAATAGGGATGTTTCCTCATATAAAATAGCTATTGTTGCATCTTTTCTGGCAAAAATAGATGAAGAACCAATCTATAAAATAATTGGAATAAATATTGATAAAAAGTTAGGAGAGACAGATAAATCTATAAGATTAGCAACCTCTTCTGATTGGTTTGACATGCTACAGAAAGAGTTTAAGCCCGATCTGGTTGACAAATTATATGAACATTATGATGAAAAATATGGTGAAAGATTAAAATTGTTATTATCTTCTGATACAACATCTTATGTGTGCAAAAAGTGCAAGAGTAATTATAGTCTGAAGAAGAAAGATATTGTGTACTTTTGTCAAAAATGTGGTAACAAACTATTTCTCTTAGATGAAAAGAACAATCCACAGGACCCTTTGGTGCGCTCACGGAAGACCCTAGCTTAGAAGTCCGTGGGCGCGTTTTAGCATATTGTGGAATACTCCCGACTGATCCTGTTGTTAAGGATATGACAACCTCACTGTGGCATTTTATGTGGGTTTGGATAAAAAAACTGAAAGATGAGGAGTTTACCCGTTTTGAAAAATCAATGGGTATATTGTGGGATGAATCTGATTTCAATGCATTTTCTCCCGGTCCAGAGAGTATGAATAAACCAGAAAGCAGTTCTATTAGGATTCCAGTTACATTTGCATGTGATCCGACTTTATACAAGTTTTTAAAGGAAAAAGCAGCTGCTACTGCCGCAAAGAGGATGAATATGGGTTTAGAGGAGGGTGCGCCTATTGTAGAATTAGGTGAACTCCCCAGACATATGTTTGTTAAAGCGATGCGTATGTTAGAGGGAGGGGTTGATCCTCTAAGTTATATAAAAAAGTTTAAAGAAGAAAGAACACAAAATATAAAAAATGAAAAAATGGGAGAGATCGACAATGAAGTAGAAGAAAATGAGCCTGAAATAGACGAGATTAGTGATACTTAAATGATCTTAATTTATTAATTATGAGGTAAATCGTGGATACAAAAAATAAAAAACCGTTTGTTAAAAATATCATAGCTGATGATGAAAATCCCCTTAATAGATTGGGAGAAGTTGTGGATGTTAGAAAATTAGAAGAGATTGAGATTAAAAAGAAGAAAGCTGAATTGGCAGGTGCTTCTGGATTACTCCCTCTCACAGAAGAAGAATTTGAGAAAATAGCTTCTCAACCAGATCAACCTCCTTTAGAAGAGGCTTCTAATAAGGCCGTTTTAGCAGAAAAAGAAGTTGGAGAGAATAACACTTCTATTAAAGATGAGACCTTGATAATACGGGAAAAATCAAGTATTCTAATGGAAAAACTTAAAAAGAAGTTCAGTCTAGAATCTGTTAAGATTGTTGAGGAAGTATCTGGTATAAATTTTACTTTTAAGGGATTATCTAAAGCAGAGGTAGAATGGGGTACTGAAATGGTATCTCGTTGGGCATATTCTGAGACAGGTTTTAATCTTGGTCTAGAAGACGTTGTAGCTGCATCTTCTATATGGGAAATAGATGGGATGCCCACCCATGAATTGTTTGATGTTAAAAAACGTGAAGATGATTCAGATTTATCTTTACATATTACAACCGCAGACAAGGTTTTAGTGTTCCTTCGAGAGCAATCTAATAGTAAGTTGATAGATATACTTTATAATATTTATCAAAATAAAATTGAACCAAAATTAAAAATTTCAGGGGTGTTAGAGTATATATGTACAAAACATGATATTACTTATGTTATGTATGAAAAAAAACCAGGTAATTATTTTTGTAAACTTTGTGGAGAACCATTATTATCCACTTGAAAATAGGAGTAAATAATTCATGAGTAAAACCCACCAAGAACATCTTGCCCACATTGTAAATATAACAGAAAATCTTGATATGGAACAAGCTAATAGAGTAAGAACTGCTTTTATTAAAGACTTTGTAGGAAAAGGAACGTCTTTTCTCATCGGTCGTTTAGCCTCTATGTTTAAACTTACTATGATAGGTTCATCTATAGGATTTAGATTTACTGGAAATCCTCATGGATTTACAAAATATTTGTTGAAATCTTTTTTAGAAAAGAAGTTTGGTCCTGTAACGATAAGGACATATAAAAATTTATTAGAGATCGTGATGACTCTAGATTTCACAAATAGTCCGGAGGTGAGAGAGCATATAAAACAAGATCTGGAAACTTTTAAGAAGAATAATGGGGAAAAAGAATAGGGGTTTAAGACGGTTTTTAGAACCAATGTTTAAAATTTAAAGATGTGAGTATTTTAATATGCCTGGTCCAAATATACCTCCAAATATACCACCTGATAATACGCCACCTGCTTCGAATACAGCCTCTATTTTGGAGTCATTACGTCAAAAAAAGGCATTAGATGACACCAAAAAAGCTAAAAGGGATTTAGATATAGCTAGATCTAAACTAGAACGTGCAAAAGTTTCAAAAAATGAAATTTCTAAAAAGTCTGGTTTGGGTAAAACATCTACAGTTGACTTAGCTAATATATCTAAGGCAAATACAGCGGTGGTAGAGGCTGCCCGAAATGTAGATATTTTAACCAAGGCTTTTGAGGGTTATAGGAAAACATTAGGTACCGTTGTTAAAGATACGGGTGGTTTAGGTTTTGATAAAACATCACAAGACATAAAACTTTTTAATATGTCTTTGGAAAAAACACAAAAGAAATTATCTTTAACCAGGTCAGCGATTGATCTATACTCCAAAGCAGATAAAGCTACTGGAAGTACGGGCTTTGGTGGTTGGGGTGGTATAGTTACAGATGCTGCTGATCAAGCTGTAGAATCAGTAAAAAGGGCTGGATCTGAAACCGCTGCTTCTGCTGGAAAAACTTATTCACAAATAGCTCGACGGAGAAAGACTTATTTTTTAGAAAGTTTTGTATATGGATCAGCTCTTACAAATTCTGTTAAAGCTACAACAGAAGCTATGGGAGATCAAAAATCAGTAACAGAATCTATGGTAGATAGTTTAAATGTGTTTGGCACAAAATTATCTAATTTGGTTACTGGTCAACATGCTGTAGCTGATACATCAGGATCTATAGCAGATGGTTTGACAGGTATTGGAGAAACAGCTGCTACAACAACAGTAAAATTAGCTTTATTGAAACCTAAATTTTATGGTACTGTCCAGATGATGAAGGCTGGTGGTATGGCCATAAAAGAAATATTCAAGAAAACAAAAGAATTAATACCAACCTTGACCGCAGCGGGGTTGGCATTAAAGGCCGTTTCTGATATTTCTGAATCAGGTGAATCTGCCTTAAAGAATTTTTATCGAGCTGGTGTAGAACCAGCTCCAAAGATGGCCAAAACTTTAGGTGAATTGTCCAAGCGTATGGGGACAAACATAAAGTTGAATGAGTTAGCAGCAAGGGCGGCAGTCGATTTAGGTATGGAATATGATCAGGTCAGAGAATATGCTCAAAAGTTACAATATGAACTAAATAATACAGATCCAGCTTTGTCTTCAGCAGAAGCTATGGCTAAATTGACCAAACAGACAATATTAGCAGCGAGAGCCCTGGAGATGGATGCTGGAGAAGCTATTCAGTTTGTGACAACCAGGACAAACAAATTTGGTGAGTCTTCTGAAGAAGCTGTGGGTCAACTGAAGGGGATAGTTGATCAGATAAGAAAGACAAATGATTCTGCATTAAAAGCCGGTTTTACTCGTGGTGATCTTTTTCCTGAAGATTTGAGTAAGCTTATAATTCAAGCTTCTAACGAGACTGGTGCTTATGGTCAAAATCTTGAATTATTGACTCATATATCCACAAAAACTTTTCAGACTGCTAAAAAAGCTGGAATGACCTATAATGAATCTGTAGAAGGTACTCAAGCAGTTATGAAAGCTTTGACGAGTACTGAAAATGAATTCTTGCGACAGGATGTTGGAACAAAGTTATATAAGAAGCTTATAGCAGGAGGAGATGCTTATATAGAGCAATTAGGTGATATAGCCCCAGAACAGAAAAAGAGATTAAGAGAAATAGTTGAAGATGTTAAAAATGGAAAATCTGCTACCTATGATGTTCAACAATCTATTTATAGCTATCTTTCACAAACTACAGAGGGTGTAAAATTACAATTAGCAGATATGCAGAAGTTCGGTGATTCAGGCATCGGTGGAAAGATGCTGGAAAATTTATATGGTGTTTCTGCCTCGGGTTCTAAAACATTACAAATGATGTCTCGCGGTGGTATGTTAAAAGGTCTTATCTCAGATTTTGAGTCTTTACGTGGTAAAAACAAAGGGATGTTAAGTGAGACAGAGGCTCAGATGATGAGATGGCCTAAAACGTGGGCTGGAACATTTGCGGGCTATCTAAGTTCTATGGGTATGGATTTAGAAAAAGGACTTGTTGGGAGTCCTATTATGCAATATTTACAGAGGGGTGAAGAAATAACAAACAACATTAAAGAAAGTATAATAGGAACTTTTAAAAATCCAGCTATTACAGCTACAATTGGTCTTTTGATGGCAGCCGGAACTGTTCTAGCCCCATTATTAGCCGGTAAGTTGGTGAAGAGTGTTACAGGTGTAGATATCACGGGTCATATAAAGAAAGGTGTTGTGGGTGGTTTTGAGAAGTCTAAAGAAATATATAGTAAGGTTAAGAATGAAGGTCTGAAAAAGACTTTATCTGATGGTGTCCAATGGGCAGGTAAAAAAAACAGAGAAGTCTATGGTAAATTAGCAAAGACTGGTCCTTTTAAAGCTATTATTGGTGTTGGTAATACTGTAGGAGATGCTATATCAAGTGCAATGAGAACCGCCGGTTCTTTTGTTGCTAAACAATTTTATAATGCTATCCATGGTAAAGGTATCACCGGAGCTAGAGAAAAATTAGGGAAGTTTGGAGAAAAGGCTAAGAATGTTGGAAAACAGGGTGTGGAAAAAGTAAGAAGTGGTCTTGGTCTATCAGAAAGAGGAAAATATGATAAAGGCGGTAGACGTGCTACACCTGAAGAAAGGGAAATGTTAAGAAGGACGGGTCTTCCCGGTTTTAATCATCCAGGTTTATCAGGTGAAGACATTTCTGGACGAGGGGGTAGGAATTCTTCGAGAAGGAGTAGCCTGAGTAATCTTGCAGATAAATCAAAAAAATTTGGTAGAAGGGGTTTGGATTCAGTTAATAAGTTTGGGAGAGGGGCTGAAGGGTTTGGTAAGAGAGGTCTTGGTGCTGTGGGTAAATTCGGTAAGGGATTAGGTGGCTTGGCATCTTCTGGGTTAAGCGCAGCGGTATTGGGTGGTAGTATGTTACTCGGTGGTGGATTGGATATGGGTGAGATGGAAAATATAAATCCTGTTGATGAAATTATTGGGGGATTGCAGGGAGGTGAGGGGGACGCTAAAGAGCATGAAAAGGCGGAGAAAAAAGAAGAGGCTAAAAAACGAAGGGTAGAAAAAAAGGAAGCATTAAAAGCCAGCTTATCTAGAGGGAAAGAATCGGTAAAAGGGTCATTAAAAGGTGCTTCTGAGGAGTTGAAGAGAATATCTGGGAGAGGTGCTGATCTTGTTTTAGGTGGGAGAGTAAATGTTGATGAAATGGTAGATTCACCTAGAAAACAGAGGATAATCGAGTTAAGACAGAAACAAGAAGAAAAGAAGGCATTAAAAGAAGCTCAATTGGTCGCTGATCGAGAAAAAAAACAAGCAGAGGCCGTAAAGAAAAAAGAAGCTAATATAGAGGCAAAAAAAGCCAGGGAAGTAAAAAAAGCCGAGAGAAAGGCAGCATTACAAAGATATAAGCAAAAATTATTACCAGACGGTGGTATTAAACCTAGCAAATTAGGTTTTATGGGGAAAATATTTGGTGGTAAAAAGAGTGCTATACCATCAAAGGGGTTATCTTCTATAGCCATGAAAGGTTTGAAGTTTGGAGCAAAAGGTTTAGGTACTGCCGCGATGATGATACCTCTTGCTTCTTTATCTTCAACGGCTGAAGCCATACAAACTGGTGAAAAAGACAAATTAATAAAATCCCTGGGAGGTATGGCTGGGGGTATTGCTATGGGGGCAGCTATAGGGTCTGTTGTCCCTGTGGTAGGAACAATGATAGGTGGGACAATAGGTGCTTTTGCTGGAGAGGCTTTAACTGAAAAAATAATGGAGTTCGCTAAAGAGGGTTCTAAAACCCCAGATGAGAAGTTAGTTGCTTCAATAAGACAAAAGGTCAAAGAAGCTATCGCCAGTGAAAATATTGATCTTGGAAAATCAATAACAGAAACCATATCAAAAAATGTAAATCTTGAAAAAGATAAAAAATGGTATACTAAATTTATGGAGGTCATTGTAGCCACAGCTGGTGCATCCGCAGATGATTTTTCTTCTATAGGAAAAGGTTCTATAGAAGATATGAAAAATGAAAAAAAGTTAAAAGAACAGATGGGTGAATCTGTAGATATCGGTAAAAACATCATAGAAGAGGTTAAATTAAGAGTATCTGAGAAAGAATCTGAGATAGAAAAGGGGAGTGCTAAAGTTATTGAGTTAAAGAAAAAGATATCTGAAGAAAAATATGGTTTTATGAAAGATGAGTATGAAAAGCAATTAGCTTCTGAGGAAGTTACTCTAAAAAATAATCAGGAATCTTTAAAAGGCTTAAAAGTAAAGTCAGCTGATTATGCCAAAACTTTTGGGAATAAAGAGTATGAGAAAGCACAGGCAGATTATATAAATGCTACGACTATTATAAGAGATATAGAAGAGAAGGCATTAGAGAAGAAAAACATAGCAGAGACGAAAAAAAAAGAATTTTTAGATAAGATGGCGGAGGCTCAAAAGATAGAAGATGAGCGTCAACGTAAATTAGCTGTTGATAAATTAATGATAGAGGATGCTCGATATGTAGAACAGGCAGATTTGGAGTCACGGGAGATAAATGGAATATATGAAACTGCTAAAAAAACAAAAGAAGAATCAGAGCTTATTTTACAAGCACAGGTTGGTCGGGATGCTGTTAATAGATTGAATGCACAATATATGGAGACAAAAGATAAAGCAGTTAAAGCACGAGAAGCATACAACAAAAAATGGAATGCTTCTGTAAATATAGAAAATGAAGTTGAAAAAGAAGCTGTACAAGCTAAGCTTAAAGAAGAAGAGGCCGAAATTATCCGATTAGAAGATACTGCTAAGGGGTTCAAGGATGCTGCTGTAGCAAAGACAAAGGAGCAGAATACAACTTTAGCTAAACTTCAATATAAAGGTGCTGATGCTGAGACTTTAAAGAAGTTGGGTGTGACCCCAGAGAAGAAAAAAGGTGGGGGAAAGAAGGTAAAAACTCAAGGTTATTTGAGTATGAAAGATATCATAGCAGGTAGAACACCTGAAGAAGTTATAGCAGGTGCTAAAAAACAACCCCCTGTAGGTACAGTTGGTGTCTCTGGCTTAGAAAATAAGCCAGTTGCAAAGACGGATACTTCTCTATTACAAGAGACAAAAGACAGAACTTTTCAGAGTTTGCCCGATGATCTGAAAAGAGATGAGAGGTTTTTAGCCACTTTAACAGCTAATACAAATGCTCTGATAGCCAATAAAGAAGATATCTTACCCACTTTAGAAGATAAAGATAAAGCCGATTCTAAAAAAATTGCTACTGAGTGGGCTAAAAATGCAGCTACCTCCACATTAATGAGTAAAGAAGATCAAGATGCTGCTAAAGATGTTATATTAAGAAAAGAGAGAGAAGAAAGGCCGGGGTCTCTCATTGCTAAGAGAGAAGAGGCTAAAGAAAAAAATAACATTTTGAAAGAGATTGGGGCAGATGTTAAGAATGTTAATACAGCTGATGATTCGGCTATGATAAAATTTACAAATGTATCTCTAATGCTGGCCGCTTTCGGTAAAAAGACTGCTGAAATAGCACCAAGTCTCACAGCATAATTGAGATATAATAACAATTAATAAATGAGGTATACGATGTCACAAGTATTAGATACAGCTCTTAAAAACGGCGTATGTAAAGTTAAATTAAGTGCAACAGGAGAGGTTAGAATTAATGTTCATGGTGGTAATCCTCCATCTCTTGTTATTGAACATGGAAAAGTCTATAATCTTTTAGAATATTATACTGTTTCTCAGATAAAAAAATCTAATTTAGGTTCTTTTGTTATGTCTAAAAGGGTTTCTATTTTACCGTCATGAGCACTTCTCTATCAGGTGTGATAAAGTGTTATGTATGTTTATCTCAGATGAGAGTTGAGTTAGCCCATGAACATCATATAATACCAAGGGCATCATCAGCAGTTGATTCGGTTTCTTTTAATAGTACCGAAAATACCGTATGGTTATGCCCTAATTGTCACGGCAACCTTCATCGAATAGCAGATAAGCTGTTACATAAGAAGAGTTCTGAGGCGGTTGATTTGGCTACATCTGCCTATCCAGAAGTTAATAAAAGAGGTAAGATCATAGCTTTGGCTAAAAATGTGGTTGAATACACCATAATGCGCGGGAATTTACCTTCTGAAGAATTTGATGAGTTAGATCACCATATCGATATAACACTCCCAAATAAAGTTTATACAGTCTATAAAGATTTAGCGTCCGAGCATAAACATAATGGGAGAAAGGTCGGGGTGGCTAGATTGATAAGAGCATTATTAATACAATATGCTAGAAAGTATAGGAGTGATCTATGAGTATTAATGAGCAAAATAAACAACTTCCAGGTGTAAATTATAATGCATCTCTGGGCCCTGATGATCTAACTTACGCCCAAGGTTGTTTACAGGAGGAAATTACAGAAAGGGAGAAATTATCTATTGGGGATTTTGGTTCAGATCCTAATTATGGTATCGTCTATTCTCAAGATCCTTCTGTGAGTATTATCGGGTCATTTCCATTCTATGTCTCTCAAAATGAAGATAATGCTTTTAGATTGGATATTACTCCAGGGACAGCAGTTACTCCATCAGGTATGAGAATTGTTTTAGATGAAATTTATAGAGGTCTATATCTTGTTACCACAGTTCATGGGAGTGTAAATGTTGTTTATATAGAGTATGATACAGAGGGAGTCGGGTCTATTCAAAATAGGTTTAATGTTAGGGAAGATATTAGGAGAATTATTGCTACTGGTGTTTTTTTATTGAAGATAGTAACAATCTCAGATTGGGAGTCGTGGAGTGCTGATGAGAAAAAGCATCTTATTCCCCTGGCGGTTATAACAATTACACGGGTTTCAGGTGTGTTAACCCCTAATATAGATATGTCTCGTACTAATTATACCTGGAATAGGCCGTGGTTTTCCGTGGTTGATTATAGACATAGATTACAAGTAGGAACGGGATCTATAAGTACCCCACATAGAATTTCATTAAATGATCTATCTGCCGGTGATTTCACAATTTGGCAGTTACTATTTTCTAAAGGTGTTTTGATAGCAAAAGATAGGGATATGCCCAATGTTATAGGCAGAATTTCAACTGTAGAGATAACAACTACTATGGGAAAATATGACTCTGATGGGTCTGTAACGGGACGACCGGGTTGGAAATATCTAGAAGTGGGAGCTTACCCCATACATTTGGGGATTGCTAAGGATACAGAGAGTGCAGATGCACCTATATTGATTGACCAAGTCCCTCGTAGGAATATTATAATGTGGCCAAGCGATTATACTTATCCAAATACCTTTGTTTTATATTATAGCATGGTATGTGGGGGTGAGCCGCCATTAACTCCTTTATCTAATCAAGTAGAACTTGAATTCAGACAATTAATCACAACAGATGAGATTGCTATAACAACAGGGAAGGCAATATCATCTTTTTTAGGTAGGACTGTAAATTTAGATCGATATATGCCCATACCGTTAAGATTAAAGGTTTTGGCGACAGAAACAGAGTTGATTGCTAATCCACAGGTGATATTGTGTTATACAAGATTAGAGGATTCTGGTGCATCAATAAATGTTTCTATTACACAGATAACATATGCAAAGATAAAAATTGGGTTAACCGGGGCGGTTAAAGGTTCTGAGAATTTCAAGATAAATTTTACGTTGACGGGTTTAGATGTTAATGGAGACAGTCAACAAGAAACTTTAGAATTTGGACCTTCGTGGGAAGATCATTCTTCTGTAGCGACAGATATGAAAGCATTACAGTTCTTGATATCGAGTAACATTTATTCTCAATTATTATCGGTGACGATAAACAGTCGTGTTGATGATGGGAGTAATTCAGCATTTATCATCTATGCTTGTCTGTTAACAAATACAACGATAGAAAAACAAGATTATTTAGCCCTGGCCGATATAATCTGGGATGGAACGAGAGCTTTAAAAGTTTATGATATTAGAAATATCAAAAAGGGTGTAGATAAAAATATGATTGAGGGGGTAGAAGTTGGTTTAGCAGCATTGGCCATGTCTCCTTCAGTTTCTATACCATCAGGGTCTGTTTTTGATTATTGTCTTGTGGAAGATTGTTCTAATTATAGTTATATTGATCTATGTCAATCTACCCCACAGCATCCTGATGAGGGAATGACCTCTTTTTCTGTAGACAGTTCTGATCTTAATTGTGTTTATTACTCTCGGGTATTTGGGCCAAAAAACACTGTTAAATTAGCAGCTTCTGAAATTATACCTTATGGGTTGGAAGGATCGTCTTTTTCTGTTCAAGTTAGATATAGAAGAATAGATACTTCTATGTGGGCAAGTTGGAGGTCAATGTCTGAATCATTGGGGAGTTTTGGGAGAGTAGGCTATGTGTTTCCAGCACCCTATCCTGTATTTGTTCAATTTAAGATAGTAGGTACAATAAAAGGTTTTGGAATGATATTTTATGGAAGTTTGACTTGATTAAAAACCGGAAGCATCTCTCATAACTGTAGATGTTACTTCTAATCCAGAAGTGAGATTTATAGCTAATAAATAACCTTTATCAATCAGATCAGCTAAAACCATACGAACTGCCGCTTCTGAGCCATCATTTAAAGTAGCACTAGATATATATGTTCCTTCATGATTACCAATAACAGCCCTTCTAGGACCGGTTATTAAATCTCTTTCGGATGGATCAACATATAAATAAGGTGTTTTCGATAAAAATCTATCTCTTTCTAATACTCCAGAGGAAGCATGAAAATAAAGATGGGTAAGAAATTTTTCTAAATTTGTTTCAGCTTGATAGACAGAGGCTAGGGGATAATAACTATAATATAGATCTAGGACATCTGTATCTCTATCAAGATGAAAAACAAATTGATTGCTAGAGTTTACTTGAAAATTATATGCTGAATAAGCCATACTTTTTGTTAACCATTTAGAGATGGTGGTGTCATAAACCCTAATACTTTTTTCTACACATACCTGGTTTGCAGCTTGAATAATTGGATATCCGGGGGGTGTTGTTAGAGTGGCTGTTGCACCAGATTCTGTAACACTTACTGTAGAACTGGCTTCTCTTCTTCGAGCATTTCCTAAAGCGGTATTGCTCGCTGATGCACTTCCTGAATGACCATGATATTTTTGGACAGAGGGTATAAGATCAGCTATTGTATTAGCATGTTCTAGATAAAGCTTAAAATATATTATAAAAGACATTTTTGTCTCCTTGAAAACTACTTGTTATTTTGCAGAGAGTTTTTCTTCTGAACCAATTTTTTCTTTTTATTTCTGAGAACTTCCAACTTTTTTTCTTTTTCTTTTAGGGTTGTATTTAATGTATCAACTTTTTTTCTCAAAGGGGCAAGGGCTTGTTCACTTTTCCCCTTTTCTTTTAATATATTTATCTTTTTGTATATTTGTTTTTTATTTTTTCTAATATACATAATGTCTTTATAAACACTTTTTATAGCACCAATTATTGAAATAATTAATAGAGCGATTTTACCAATGGCCTTTAATGTGTCCACAACAGTAGCTTCTTTTTGTTGTAATCCTTCAAGAAAAGAGGCTTCTTTATGACGTTTTTGGTTAATTAACTCTTCTTTTAATATTTTTAGGTTTGGCATAACATTATCCAGTAACAATCTTTAATTGTCAATACAATACTTTTTCTTAAACATTCATATTATCAAGTTTGGCCTGGTCTAGACGGATTGAGTTATTTATGGCTTTTACAGTTGCTCTTAACCCCATTATTTTTACTTTATTTAATGCTCCACCCGCTTTTTCTAATTGTTCAATTTTAACAAATATCTTCTTTTTTTGTTCTCTCATTTTCTGGATATTTTTCTTAACAGCATCTTTTTTCTTGTTTTTCCCCCCTAATCCTAGATAATCTTTTGTATGGATTAACTCTTTCTTTACCTTTTTGAGGTGCTTTTTAATGCCCGCTTGATGCAATAATTGTAAATAAGAAGCTTCTTTATAATTTCCATTTTTTTCGAGTTCAATCATTATTTTTTCGATTGTGTTAGACATAAATATTTTCTCTTTAAGGTATTCTTGTGTAATTATCATATCCTTGAACCAGACGGCATGTCAGGTCATGACTTATTAATATTCCAGAAGGTCTGTTAGATTTAACCTCTGTGACTTTCCATCTCTGGCCTTCTTCTAAATTACTTGCTTTATCTGTACTTTTTACAACCATAAAATCTTCAGGTGTCACCACAGATATGGTGCTATCTAACCAGGGAGATATTGTATTTATTGATTCAAAAATACCGAATTCTGCTAATGTTTTACTCTCAGAATATGTAGGAACATCCGCTTTTATGGTAATATCTTCTCGTATTCTATAACGAATATAAATATTGTTTAACAATGGTAAATTTATTTCTGGATTTATCCTTTTAAAGGTAATCCTCATCGTGAGCTTGTTTTGTGTCAGAAGACTTTCTAAGTTTTCATGGTTTAATGTTAGCCATCTAACACCTGTTTGGTCATAAATTTCAAATATGAGGCTATTACCTTCTTCTAAATTACCGGTGTAGGTGTCTATACTTTCTACAATCCCCACATTTTTTCTTATGGGTATATCTGTGACAATATAACCTTTTGTTGCTGTTCCTAATAAAGAAAAAGGAACAGGTCTCATTTGTAGAGAATAATCTGGTATCACATTTACCATGACAGTAGATGGGGATGTTACATCAATTATTTCTGTTAAACAACCAAATTTATTATAGCCACCAACCAACCCCACACCCCAGCAAGCTGTACATAATGAATCTGGACCTGCTTCTATACCCCAACATGAACAACGTCTTCCTGATAATAATCGTTGATAGAAATGAAATAAAACCTTATCGGTATCTACCACAGACATATTTCTTTCTTTAACAATAGGCAATAACTGTTCCTTCATTATCTTTCGAGCATTATACTCTGTATCTAACAAAGGGTTTGTTGCACGAGTTCTTGTTTCTATATATTCTTTAGTTGCCATTGTAATCGTTATTGTTGTTTATATTGGTATTAAGAATTAATTGATAATTAATCTAACTTCTAAAATAATAACCTTGATCCTATTTTATTTAGTGTTACGAGTATATCTATGAAAAAATCGGTGAGAATTCTTAATATAGACCTGATAGATAAAGACAAAAAAGATGTATTTTTGAGAAAAATTACAGATATTGTGGAAAAGATAGGTGCATCGATACCATTTTTTAGATCATTGATAATAACGGGTGTTGATAGCGATAAATTATTTTCTATTTATGGTGATGTAGAGATACCTGCAAAGAGAATAAACGAGACGGTGGAAACAAGAGAATTTACAATAGACATCTTGAAAGAATTTGGCTTTGTTTCAGATTTGCAGAGTAAAAATACTTATGGTAAGTATACTCGTATGCAAGAATGGAAGAATGTTTGTCATAAAAAAGAAGGAGTTCAAATTCCTCTAGATGAAGATAAATTATTGTATGTGGGGAAAGCTTGGTCTGATACTTTTGCAGAGATGATGCTTCCTCTATTTGGAATAGAACAAACTCTTGAGGTTAACAAACAAAGATTTTTATTGAGTTTTTATTTGAAGAACATAAAGCCGATCATACCATCGCTTGATTTCTTAAAATATACAACCATGATGTTTGATCCTGATCTAACAGAGGAGGAAACCGATGATATATCTTTTTCTAGGAAGATAAGGGGTTAATTTTATGAAAAGAAGACAAAATGATCAAGATCAAGATATAGATTATGAGCTTCATGATTTTAGCAAAGATTTTCCAGATTATGCTAAAAAATCGGATACTCGAAGAAAAGATGGATCAGAGGTATTCGATCCAGAAAAGATGGTTGATGAGGTTATCAAACACGGTTTTGATTCTTCTGTATTATCTGAAATTGATGATTCTTATTTTAGAAATAGACGTGCTAAAAATGTTTTGGATTGGATTACCCAAAAAGAATATCTAGGGATAGCAACAGTATACCCCGTACAGGTAATGGCTTTATTGAAATTGTTTGCTGATTACTGCCCTAAATGTTCTGACTATAATTTTCTCAATAATCTTTTTGATGAAAGTCTCGATGAAATAAGAGATAGAGTGCAGGTTTTTAAGGATGGTATATGCCCAAAATGTCATAGCACAAGACTTGATTTTATGCCTGATTATAACCCTAATGCTCGAAAAGATTATTTTTTACCAAAACCCATAGAACTCGTGGGTGTAGCAGGTCAACGTTCTGGAAAAACTTTTCTTGTGGCCGCAGCAGCTACTTATGTAGAGCATCTTTTTGTAACCCTGCCTTTTCCAGCAAATTATTTTGGTCTAGGAAGTAGTACTACATTTTATATGACATTTTGTGCTGTTACGGCTACACAAGCATATGATAATTTATGGAATGAGTTTAAGGGGATGTATCTTGATTCTTCTTGGTTTAAAGAATATAACCGATTTTTAATAGAGCAATCTAAACGTTTGGGTGTAAACCCACTGGTCCGTATTTTGGATGCAGCCATTATTTATGTTAATAAGCGTATTTCATCCTCCGTAGCAGCCGCAGATACGAGGGCTCTTCGTGGTTATACTAGATTTTTTGCAGCAATAGACGAATTGGGCTGGTTTGATGCAGAAGCATCCAGCCTAAAGATAAAAGCCAATGCTAATGGTACCTATGCAGCTTTATCACATTCACTTCTTACCGTAAGAACTTCAGCTAATTATCTTATGACCAGAGGTGTTGTAAATCCTCCTACCGGATACATGTGTAATGTGTCTTCTCCAAGTTGTGTTAATGATAAAATAATGCAACTTCTCAGGAGAAGTGATTTCGATACTACAAAGACAGCCTTTCATAAAGCCACCTGGGAGATGAATCCTAGAATAAAAGAGAATGACCCCGATCTACAAGCAGAAAGAGAGGAGAATGAGGCAGACTTTGACCGTGATTATAGGGCGACTCCCCCAATAACAACAAATCCATTTATACCAGTTGGAACTGCTTTAAGCAATGTTTATAAATTTATTGATGAGGATGTAAATCCAGCAATAATATTGCCTGTTCTTTATCAAGATATAGATGGAGATAAAGGTGGTGGAGCACAGTTTTTATATTCAGAACTTCCAGAAATGCTAAATCTAGATAGGTCGGTACCTCGTTGTTTGGCCGTTGATGCTGGTGAGACAAATAACAGTTATGCTCTAACATTATTATCATTTTTACCGCACACAACGGTGGCTGTACCCGATCTCTTGATGGAATTATCCCCAAAATATCATAAACCTGAGGGGATGCCTGTTAAATTGGTGGTTAAATTTTCTTATGTTTTCGACTATGTTATAGAACCCTTGGTTAGATCATTAAATATAGTACATGTATTATTTGATAGGTGGAATTCAGCACAACAAATATCAGAATTAGAGGATATTGTAGCAGATGCTGGTAAAAAGACTATTGTGACAAGACATTCTCTTGATTGGCAAGATATGAAAGGAGTTAGAGACAAAATAATTATGGGGAATGTCCGATCTTCAAAACCCCAAATGAGTTTTGAGGAAGCAATGAGAAATCCAGAAAATGTGGCTATGAAGGATCCTTTGGCTCATTTAATTTATCAGGTATTTGCCGTTAGAAACGTTGGTCACAAAGTGTATAAACCTATGAGTGGTACTGATGATCTCTGGAGATGTTTGGCTCTTGGGGTTAGATTTATGTTTCATGTTGATAGGAGAGAGGGGGATAATTCAGAGTTATATTTAAACTCTGGCTCAGTTGAATATAATAGACGAACCCCAAAGAGAGATAATAGAATTATCACTGTCTCTAGAAGCAATTATCTTTCTAATAGAGACAAGTTTCATAATAATAAAGGTGTTAACACAACAGTTTTGAGGACATCTTCCAGCATAAGACGAGAAAGTCCTTTTATATCGGTTATTAATAATGAATATTATAACAATAGATAGGAGAATATTATCATGCAAAAATTAATAGACATTGTTTATAGAGCAGTCACAGGATCAAAAGCAGAGGTTATATATCGAGAATTGAAAGGAATGGGATATCCAGATAAAATAGAGGACAAGGAAGTTTCAGATATTGTTGCCATGTCTAAAGAATTAGATAATTCAGAAACCGAGCGTTTATCTTCTTTTGATAAATTGATGAGAACTTCTAGCAAAACATCAATTCTCGGTTCAGATAAATTTAATTTTATTTTTGACAATGAAAATAAAAGCACTAAAGCATGTAAAAACTGTGGTGGTGGGCTAAGTTCGATATCTTTAGCCTCCCAGAAAGCGGCATTATATTGTGAGGTGTGCAAAATAGCTTATAACCCAGAAGCAATTTAAGGTTAAATTTATGTTTTCTAAAAAACAGCATAATAGATATGGATCGGCCTCTTATGGATCTAAAGATGTAAGGAGAGGGTCTTATAATATCAATCGTTTTAATCCACAACGGTTTTCCCTAGAAGCGGGTTCTATCGTAGAACAGTCTCTTCCTAGAGACCCCGTGGGCTTAAATAAATTACACAAAATGATTTATTTAAGGGGGTCAATAGCTGGACCAGCCGTTGATCTGTATAAGACACTTCCTTGGTCTGATTGGACTATCTCCGGTTTGAAAGATCCCAAAATAAAACGTATTTATGAAGATTGCTTAAATGCTTTAGATGTCAAGGGGTTGATGCCTCATATAACTGGTGAATATTTAATTTTTGGTAGAAGTATTGTTTCATTATTGTTTGATGAGACAAAGGGGTATTTTACAAGTTCAATAGTACAAGATCAAGATTTTTGTAGGATAACACCAATATTTGTCGAGGGATTTGACCCTAAAATTGATGTTATGCCTACACCGGGGATGAGACAATTTATAGCCTCAAAGGATCCCAGAGATTTAGAGGCTAAAAAACGTCTTCCTAAAGAATTGTTAAAGCAACTTCGAACAAATAGCTATATACCTTTAGAACCGGCTAATACTTTATTTTTACCAAGAAGAGCATTTGGTACAGATCATCTAGGAACTTCTTATTATTCTAGATTGATAGATACCTGGGCTTTAAGGGTGGGTTTGATAAATGCTCAATTAATACAGGTTAAAAGAAGAGCTGGTGCTATTCGTCATGCAGTTGTTGGCACGGATAATTGGGAGCCAAATTCAGATGAGATGGAAGATATTGCGGGTACAATTTTGCAAGCAGATGAAGATCCTGTTGGGGCAGTTATTGTCACCAGACAGGGTGTAGAAATAGGGGAGGTTCCTGGTGCTGGCGGGGGTGCAGTATGGAAAATGGCTGATGAATGGTCATACATTATGGAGACAGAACTTAGATCTTTAGGTTTAAGTGAAACTTTTCTAACGGGTGATGCTACTTATGGTCAATTAGAGATGGCAACATCAGCTTTTGTAGAACAATTACTTGCCCTCAGATGGTATTTAACCAAGAAAACTATTATTGATAAAATATTGACGACTGTAGCTAGAGTCAACCAAATATATAAAACTACATCATCTGAGCTGGATTTAGGTATAAGGACAAGTGTGTCTTTACGTGCTAAAACTGAAGAAGTTGGTTTTGAGGATTTGTTGTTACCGAGGTTTGAATGGAATAAGAAATTTAAACCAATTTCTGATGAAACTTATATGGGTATTTTAGGTACTATGGAAGAGAAAGGTCTTCCTGTAACACTTCAATCGTGGGCAACAGCTGGTGGATTTGATATAGATAGAGAAATGGATCTGTTACCAGAAGACATTAAATTAAGAAAAAAAGTCTCTGAGTATAAAAAGAAAATACCTAATTCGGGCGGTGATGATGAATTCGGTGGTGGAGATTTTGGAGGGGGTGGGGATGAGACAGAAGCTTCTCATAAATTACAGTCCAAAGATCCTATGTGGAAAAATGGAAAATTTATAGATTTAGACATCAACACTTTTTCTAATATTTTAGCAAGAAGCTTTACAAGTAAAGAGTTACAGGAATTGTCCGCAAAAGATAATAGAAAGGAGATAATTTCTGAAAAAATAGGTCAGAGAAATGCTGAATTATCTGAAGTGATGTTAATGCGCTTAGGTGTTTTTAAACCAAGAGAAATTTCACCCGAGATAAATAATGAAGTTGTTAGGTGGATTATTGATTCAGATATATCAGGACAAGAGATGCTTAGAGAGTTATATAAATTATCTAAGATAAGTAGAAATGGTAAAACTGTTTCATCGAGAGAAATGTCCGGTTTGTTGTCATCAGCTGCATGTACCTGTGGTAAAGAAATTGGTGATCAGCCTGATAAATCTCATTTATTGTTGTCTGGTGCAATAGATTAATTTCAACACAGTCTCCTTTATTCCTCTTAAATATCTTTATTAGTCACCTCAAATGTTAAGACCTTGATTAATTCTTTTCTTAATAATTACAATATTAAAGACAAACACTAAGTTTTAATAATTATGTGATATGTGTTTTTAAAAAAGCGAGTGATTTCATGAGCTATATGAATTTAGATAGATCAGGTTTTCAAGTTACAGGTGAATATCAATTATCCACCCAAATGTTCGAAGGATATAAATCAGAAATACAATCCAAAAGCGATGGAACAAGAGTGGCTGTAGCTAAAGCAGATGGTATAGAATATGTATTAGATGTAGATTGGTTAAGAGCCGCATCGAAAACTTATCAAGTTTCAGATAATATTAAGGATTTTGTCTTTGTGGAAGTCCCTGGATTGACAATAGATATCCCTAATAGAAATATGGATGAGTTTGGTTATGATGTTGTGACAGAGTTTTCTCCCAGATCAGGACGTTTTGTATTTAGAACATTTGTGGGAAAACCAACTTGCAAAGACCATAATAATAAAGATGTCACAAAAGCCGTGGGTATAAATTTTGATTCTTTTTTGGTGCCCTGGTCTAATGGTTATTATAAGATAAAAACCTTGTCTGGTTTTGACCGGAGTAAGGACAGTATTCTTGCAAATGAGATACTTACCAAAAAAAGAATTGGTTATAGCATGGGAGCTCTCGTTGGTGAGAGCCGTTGTTCTATATGCAATGCAGTTTCATGTGTTCCTGCTCACAAACAGTGCATACACTTCCGCAACTATGGGAAGGGCAAACTTTTCCAGGGGAAGTTAATATATGATAGATGCAGATATGTTGAATTTATAGAGATGAGTTCTGTTCTGGACCCCGCTGACGTAACAGCCGTGGAAAATAAGCGGGTTTGGGAATAAAAATTTTAGAATGAATAATTTTTCCACAAAACAATTATTAAGGAGTAATTACTAATGATAACAAAATCTCCCGAGAACCTCAGAGAGTCAAGATTACAAAGGTTGGCTAATTATAATAGCCAAAAAAACGGGGTGGGAGGCAAGGATCAGAGGTCTGCAACAGGTTTTCCTATGAAATCAGTTACCTGGGACCCCGAGAAACAAGCCCCATCTTCTTCTGATTACTATGGAGCACCTCCTGATGCAGGTTTTGGTTATGGTGCTGCAAAGTGTACAGGATGTTCTAAAGTTATGGCCATTAGGTTGAAACCTCGTGATATGGGTATTGTACCAAAAGGAACACCTATTGTTAGCGAGAATTCTCAACCAGCTATTTATGAATCTTCTTTTTGCCCAGAGTGCGGGAACGAACTTGAAGTCGTTTCTGAACTTAAGGGGTTTATGCCCTCTGTTGATAAGTCAATAACTTATGGGAAATGTTCTGTTCATGGGGAACAGGTTACAGCGAATTCTAATGGTAAAGAAAAGTGTGGTTTTTGCACAGCTTGTGGTCAACCGGTTAATGCTATTGAAGCATCGTTTACACAATTTATTCCTTTTCTTGAAAAAGCTCCTGAGAAAATTGCAGCAAATCAAGTATCAATGCAACTTTTCAACAAAGATAGCAAGGATCCTCACTGGGTTATTATGTTATCGGGTGATCCCTATGCTAAAGTAACTCTTTCTGAACAGTCAAGACCAGATGAGATTAGACCTATGTTTGTCTCTGAATCTTATAGAGATACAGTTTTAGAAGCATTGACAAAGATGCCAAGTTCACAGGTATTTGCTTCTATTAAAGCTAAGGTTTATTCAACTGTTATAGATAAAGAATCTTTGGCTGGTTCTATTAAAGATAGACTTCTCAAAGAAGGAAATAAAAAAATTCATCGCATGGTTGAAAGACATAAATCATGTTTAAATCTTGCCATTGAAGCAAGTTACAAGAATTATGATATTGATAACCCTTTAAAAGCAGCTATTTGTCAAACATTGATAGATTTTGGGATTGATAATGCTCATCGTCATGTAGAGGCTTCTTTCAAGATTGGTTTCAAACCATTTATAGATAAAATATTCGCCCTTGCCGAAAAGTATTCTAAGATGAGCGATGAAGGTCTTGAACATTTCGCTACCCTCTTAAGAGAATCTTCTGTCAGATTACCTGAAGATGTTATTGCTGAATCTTCTAGTGATGGAATTACTGCCAATTTTCAACCTGAGATAGTAATTTCTAATACTGAAGAACAAGATTTAAAACACAGACTTACTAATGGAAATTTTCCAATAAGGATACAGGGAAGTAGAGACAATGCTCCAGCGTCTCTTAAAGACGATATCAGAGGAAAACTCCATCTTAATAAAAAGATGTATATGATCGAAGAATTGGACGAAGAAAAGTAGAGTTGTGTTTTAACTTAAATTAGTTGTGATGAAAAATGAAACAAGATAGTTATTTAAGCAGAAAAGATAAAAGATAAATCTTTTCTCAATATAAGGAGATTAAAAATGTATGATCTGAGAAAATCATGGTTTTCTAATAAGACTGAAAAAAGAGTGAGCCCTGGAAATAGTTTTACAGAGGAAGGGCAATGTGCTGTATTAGATACGGCTGTGACCTATGAGTGTTATAAACAGAGTGCAGCTATGACTGATCATTTTGGTGGGTTTGCCTTGATTGATACTCAAAGTTATTCGGTTATGCCTAGAGTTGAAGATAAAACAGTTCCATCTTCTGGAACATTGACGGTACAGATGGATAAAACAACCCCAGTACTGGCCTCTGTATCTATTCTGATAACTTATACAGATGGTACTACCGGATGGATGGTATATGACGCCACACCAGATGATCCTGCGGACTATAATATTTCTGCATCTGGTCTCTTAACTTTTTATGATGATGTTTTAGTAAAAGGTGCAACGGTTAACATTCGTTATAAATACAGTCTTACTGTTGAGGAAGCTAATAGACTTTATTGGGAACGGTCAGTTAATAATAAAGCATCAGCAACTCTTGGGCAGTTTACATTAGGTTATGGTGAAGGTGAGATATTTACATCTGAGTATTATTCAGCTGCTGAAACTTCAACTGCTAATGCTAATTTTACAGCAGTTGGGAATTATGTAACCATCGGTGCATCTGGACTTATTGTTCCTTATGAAAATACGCTTGCTAATCGAGTGAATGCAATCGGTTATGTTATTAAACCCCCTACAGCTTCCGACCCTCTTCTCGGGATACATTTTAGATCATATAGGGTTGTATGATGATAGGATAAGATAGAATTTGCTTAATGATTTTATATAGTTTCAACGGCCAATTTAATGTTGTAACCATTAAATTGGCCACAAAAAATCATTGATGTCTTAAGATTCTTTTTACAGATATGAGGTTTGAGATGAATATCAAAAAAATTTTCAATGCATTGGGTGATATGCATATAGTTTCAGCCAGACTCAAGACTCGCGGAGAAGATGGGTTAGCTTCTCGTATAGAACGTCTTGCAGATAAGATGCTGAATGAGGTTGTTGATGAAGATGAAGCTTCAGACGACCGAAAGAATAGAGTAGCATCTATGTTTGAAGAGGGAGTCACACCAGAATTTGTAGATGCAGAAGACAGTTATTCTGGCGATGATTATTTAGAAGAATATCCCATAGACGACGAAGAATATATTGATGAGGAGTCTCCCGTTGAAGATTTATCGTTAGATGAGTACCCGGTAGAAGACGAAGGTTTTATCGATGAAGAACTCCCGGTTGAAGATGAATATTATGAAGATGAAGACCTTAATCTTTCTGATGAATATGCTACAGAAGACACATTTTCTGAAGACGAATATTTAGGAGACAATTATTCAGAAGATGAATATCCTATAGAGGATGAGAATTTAGATTATAATGATAACGAGGATTTTGATCTTGAGAGTATTGATCTTCAAGCCAGTAGAGTATTTGATGTTTCTGGTAGAAGGATAAGATCGTCAGCTGATCTTAGAACAGCTGAAGTAGATTTTACTCAAAGTGAGTTTATTACAGCAGCAGGAAAAAAACCGAGTAGATCTGAAGTTGCCCGTTCTTTTAGAAAGATGAAACAAAAAAAGGGAAAAAAAAAGACTTATGTCTGTTGTGAGAAACCTAGATTAAAGACCACTCTTAGCGGTGGGAAAAAGATATGGTATTCAAACTGCAAGTATAAAGCAAAATCTTCAACTGGAAAACCAATGTTAGCAAGTGTTTTTCGAGTTGTAGGGAAGGACCCTAGAAAAAAACCCAGATTTATCATGATGCATAATAAAAAAATGAAGTATTGTTAACGTCTCAATTTTTGTAATTTTAGGATTAGAGTTATATAGCTGTGAGGCGAGTCCACGTTTGATTTATATATTAGCTTTTATCTAAGGATTTCAGAAAATGAGCAAAATAAATATTAGGAGATTTATATAATGGCACTTATTAATCCTTTCAATCCTTATTCTCAAAATAGAACAGCATCAACTGTTCCAGAATATGTTACTGATAACGGTGAACCAGTAATGGAAACGTTGCGCGCTGGTATTAAGAAACCTAGAAGTGGAAAAACTTCTTTTTCTAATTCTACTCCTCTTATTGCAAGCAATGGTGAACTTAACGCCACCAGTAAAAGGGACCTCATGAAGAATATGCTTACCATGAGGGATATGGTTCAACAGGGGAAAATCCGCAGATCTTCAGCTGATATAACCAGACAGAGATTAGCTGCTCACAAAGAACTTTTAAGACAAGCCTTCAATGAGAGAAATAGTCAAGTATTTGAAGCGATTGGACAAGTTATTTCTGATGAAATCTATGAATCAATGGGAAGAGAAGGTTTTGCTCGAAATGTTTTAGCTTTCTGTCCTCTTGAAGGAGATGAAACAGCTCGTATTAAGATCAGAACCAAGGATGTTATTTCTTATGTTGTGACGGCGAACCCTGAAGTGGTTGCCTGTCATGTAAGAGCCCATTGGCTGTATCCACAAGAATTTTATTTGATATGCACTCTTTTAGCAGAAAATAAAGATATTGCTCAAACCGGTGGTACTTTAATTGATGATAAATACCAAGACGGTATGGAAAGCATTTTTGTACAGGAAGATCTGGTATGGAAGACCCTTGCTGATTTAGCTGCTCCTGCACAGAATAACCTTTATGTTTTTAATACCTTAACACCTTCTACTTTCTCAGCCCTTAGAACTCAGGTGTGGAGATGGGGTATTACACCTACGACAGCTATTATCTCTTTTGATCTGTGGGATGATATAATCACCGATTCAGAGTTTGCTAATTGGTGGTCAGAGGTAGCGAAACATGAAATCATTCTCACCGGAAAAATTGGTGGTCTCCTCGATGTAGAACTTAGAACAGATGGGTATCGTCAAGAAAATTTACAGGTTTTAAATCCTGGTGAAATTTATATGTGTGGTGCTCCAGAAAGTTTGGGAGCAATTTGTGAACGACAACCAGTAATTTCTAAACCAATTGATCAAGCTGTGTTACAACGACCACAAAGAGGATGGTATTTGGAAGCGATCGAGGGTATGGCTATTGCCAACTCGAAAGCTATCTCAAGAGGCTATCGAGTATAGGCTTTAGTTGTTTTCCTTTAAAAGTTAAAAGAATGTTAAGATAGAAATCGGGGAGATATTTTTCTCCCCCCCTCTCTTTTCTCAAAAAATAATATTACATGCTTGAGGAGAAATTTATGAAGTTAATTGAAAAAATAAATTTGGTGATGAAAAAAGCTCAAGCGCGCGGTGAGACAAATACAGTGATTGAACTTCAAAGAATAGCATCTGAATTAAAACCGATAGATAACAGAAATATCGATAGAAGTTCAGAATCTAAGATTTCTAATTATGATGCTGATGCTGATGTCTTTATTAGAGAAATTAAGGAAGTTGCTAATTCACTGAAGGCCAAAGGCGAATTTGCTTATGCAAAGAATTTAACGGCTGCCGCTCAAGAATTTGTAGAACCACGCGAAGCTTCAACTTCTATAAACACAAAAGAAGATAGAGAAGCCAAAGAATGGGCAGGTCTTATATCAGAAGTAGCTGATGTGGATGAAAAATTGGCTAAAAAATTAATTACAGCCCTTTATGAAGTAGAGTCAGCTAAAAAGAGTAAAGCCAAAAAAAATAAAAAAGCTGAAGACGTAGAAGCTGAAGATGAAGAAGATACTTCTGAAGAAGACGAGGATTATTCTGAAGAGGATGAAAAAGATTATTCAGAAGATGAAGAAGATACCGAAAAAGATGGAAAGAAAAAAGCTAAGAAAAAGGGAAGAGAAAACTAGGTCGTCGTCCTTTTTTTAATCACAGCAGTATCTTAATCCCCCACCAATTTTAAGCAAGCCTATTTAAAAGATCATAAAATTAATTTTCAAATGAAAATTCACGAGGTGGTAATTATGCAAATAAGTTTAGAAGCAAATTATTATGAAGAGTCTGATTTTGTTTTGGGGAGAATGTGGGTTTTTGAGGGTGATTATTATCACCCAGAATCAGTTAGAATAGGGGAATTTCAGTTTTTAACGAGTGAAAAAAAAGTTTTAACATCGGGTCAATTTGATCGTTATTATGGGAATAGCGATGGATCATTTACTTTTATCCTAAACCATCCTAGAAGTAGAGATAATATCATTCTTAGGGTTGAACTCACTTTAGTTGATGGAACATTATTAAATAGGGAGGAGAGTGCAGGCTTTATTCCTAAAGAAGACAGGAATTTAGCAGAAAATATTGTCGATAGTGTTGAAAACATTTCACTCTCAGAGTTAGATTATTCTCTATAATCGTTTTTGTATATAAAATTTACTCGATTTTATAGGAATATCATATTAAAAAAATGCACGTTTAAAGTTGTGCTTGGAGGTTTATATGCACATAGAAACTGAAAAATTAGCCGCTAAAAAGTTGGATTCTATTATTTATAAAATAGATAAGGTCGCATCAGATTTTGAAGAAAAAGGATACACAGATTTATCTACTATGTTAGATATGGTATCTCATGAGATATTGGCCGGTATTGAACCTTCTGAATCAAATCCTCCTATTGGATTGAAGGGTGCATCTAATGTTTTATTATGGCAAGATATGATGAAAACTTATGGGGATGAAATAAAAAAATATCCAGACACACGAACACGTTGGGCTGCCGCTTTAGCTATTCTGGTTAATGTAGCAAAGCGTAAAGCTATCCCCATTCCTATTCCAGAACTTGTTAATATAGTAAACCCTAAGGCAGAGATTGTAACTGTTGTGCTGGAACTTGATCAAGAAGCTAAGAAGTTTTCAAGTAAAGTCATAACTTTTGTTAAATCTCAATTTCATGCAATTCCTTATAGAAATCTAAAAAAACAACCTGCTAATTGTGGTTTTGAGAAAAAAAATAAACTTTATTATTTTGGATATTATTTATGTCTTGAAATACCTCGGGGGAAAGAGGTACCTGTTCAAGATGTAGGGTCTGATTTAAGAGAAGCTTTAATGCAAAAATTTAGAATGAAATCTACTGAATTTGATGGAGCTCTCTATAAATTAACAGGTGAACGTGACGAGAATTATTCTTATATCACATTCACTGGTGAGGGGGAAGCCGCACAGGTCTGGTTAACCATGTATTTTTACTATTATTTTACAGAAGATCAAGTAAAAGCAATGTATGATTATATGTATGGGGTTGGTAAAAGCACTCGTTTAACGAATGTTAATACTTTAACAAGAGCAATTCAACGTGTGTTAAACACCTGGATTAAACGAGGTATTGAATAAATTTAAAGGTAATGTATGATGTTACAAGCAGTTTTTAACCATTATCCCTATCAGATAGCTGTTTCTGGAAGCACAACTTTTTCATTAGAGAGTAAAGTCTCTGTTGAAACTTTGCTCTCACCTTCTCTTATTTTTTGGAACACTTCTGCTTATGATGAAGTTAGAGTGGTATTTACCAGAAAATTAGATTTTGGGTCTGGTTTAGATCCTTTAGAAGATGGAACATTTGAAGAAGAAATGTATTCTGGATATGCTTCTCAAGGGAAATCAATTAAATTACCTATAGATGAGAGCATGATCCATGTTTATACAGAATATCCAATATTGTCCCATAATGTTTCTGTTTATAATGAGACGGGGGAGATAATAATTGTAAGGTTTCTGTTAACAGGATTTTATGATTCAGTAACAACCGCTACCATAAACTCTTACAGGAGAGATTGATTATGAAACAAGATAGTAAATTTTTTGAATGGTCAACAGCCATGAGAAAGGTTTTATCTTCTTTTATTAGAAGAGATAATTTATTAGGTGATTCTCTAAAGATGTATCAAATTGGTCGTTTATATCAAGACAATTATATGATAAAATTATCAGAAACCTTGTTAGAATTAATCGAGGATGTTGATGATGTATTAGAAGGAAGAAGGTTTATGCGAAAACCTATCACAATACCTTCTAAATATATAAAAGGTTTAGATTATCCTGCTGCCGAAAAGATGGTAGCTGATGCCATCCCGTGGATGAATAAGGATCAAGAAAAAATTATTATAAATAACCTTAAAAAAGCGGGTTATCCACGTCCTGATAAGCTTACCAAAAAGTTTCTGCAAGACTTGGTTACCTATCCGGTTTATGAGTTTTTTATACAGATTGATAAGGGTGTTTTATTTGATAAAGTGGTCTCTAAGATACCTCTTCCCAAAGCAGCTGGACTGAAAAAGCCTAAATTTGATGTAGCATTATTGGCATTCCATTCAAAAAGTGGCTACGGATTGTCTTTTTCTGCTGATATAACCACTACTGGTGGCGAAGTTGAAGCAACTTTATTTCTTGATCACTGGTTTCTGAAGGATATTATAGATACTTGGGTTAAACCAGTTATTAGCAATATTAAAGAAGAAGGCGGTACTCCCGTTGAAACAGCCAGACATTATGCTAAAAAGATAGATGATGAAATACAGTTAAGAACAAAATCAATGACAAATTTATCTTTAGTTAATGCTGTAAAACCTGAAGTAATATCTGAGAATGAAAATATAATATTAAACATCACATATATTTTACAGTATCGATGTAAATCAGCTGATGTAGAATATAGAAAAAAGGAAATAACCGACTTTTTAAAGGCCGCTTCTGCTAGATTGGGAAGTGCTTCAGAAGTCACAAAGACTGCTATTAGAGCAGCTAAAGGATATCAGAGAGTGACAGCACAAAAATCTTTAACAGATTTGTGGGAGAAGGGTAGAGATGTCTTTTATTCAGTTAAGGTCTCTTTTTTAATTGGGGAAGAAAACAAGTTCGAAACTTTATTAAAGAAAACGATTGATGTAGCTATAGATGTATCGACCTTATTAGGTGTTTCCGGTGAAGAACGTGGATGGACAGATGATGATGAAATTGAATGGGGTTATGAGGAAGAAGATACTGATGACTCTGATATTTCTGAAGATGAATTGGATGATTCTGGTGAGCTTATTGAAGAGGATATTTAAAATATGAAAACAAGAGTTTTGGGGATAGATCCGGGTGCTAAAAATTTTGCTTATGGTCTACTTGAGGATGGAAAATACTCCACTTCTGGAAAATTTGTACCAATAAATAAAGTTACCTATGAAGATTTATGTGCCTGGTCGTTACAAATTCATGATTTTTTAGCTTCTTTAAAATTAAATCCAGAATCTGATTGGATTGCTATAGAGCGATATGCACAGAGGGGGATGTATAAAAGTTTTTTTGAACCAATAAATTTGATGGTAGGAATTTTTATAAGAGAAGCTATGCCTATTATAATAGATTTACAAATGGCGTCTACTTGGAAGACATGGATGAAGAAAACATATAAAATAGAACCAGTTCAGATTTATCCTGGGACAAATGATCATGAAGCTTGCGCTTTATGTTTAGCCGAATATTCATATACAAAAGCATTGAAGGACGCCAATTAATGGAAGTGTGTGATTATCAGATAAATAAAAGTGAATGTCTTAAAGTACACAATTTATTTAATAATACACCTCAAAATTGTGATTTTATGGATTGTTCTTTAATTAATTTATTATCTTTTGTAGCTTCTCTAAAAGATACAGAAGTCTTAAAAAATATTTTAGATATGTTAGATATGTCCCATTTATTAGAAGTGTGCTTTTTAAGAAAAGATGAAAAATTTTTATGTCCTTGTCTGGGTTATGTGTTTATCCCATGCTCTGTTAAAAATTGTGATCAATGGATCGATCTTTCTGATTTTTTAAATTGTGGATTGTGTCTTCATGAAAAGATGTCTGGGAAACAGGGGGAACTCGGTTTGGGAATTTTAGCATATATCTTAAAAAAGGATATAAAATACACTAAAAAAACATTAGATTCAGCACTTAAAAAGATGTGGAAGACTGAGTTATATAAGGAGATTGATCCAGAATTTGAAGTTTATCATATGGACGGTTTTTGTGTTAATTGTGAAAAGAAATTATCGTTTGATAATGCATTTAGAGTAGAAGGATTGGTTTATTGTTCACAAGACTGTTATCTAGAAAAGCCTCCTATAGCCCTTAATCTTGAAAAGTATTTAGGGGTTTCTTTTAACACCTTAGTAGATGTGATATTAAAACGGTTTAAAGGGTTGGCATTAGTCTCTAAAGTTTTGGGATGTGAGGATATTTCTATTATTGGTGAAAAATGGAAATGGTATATTTTAAATAATATTCAACCAAGTTTGAACAATAATCAGCTTTTGTCTAGAAATTATACAAGAAGCGGTGATCTATTATTAGATCTGAAAAATAAATATGAAACACATCGATGTTTATATGAAAAATGTGATAATACAAAAAGTGTTAGATTACAACAATTATATAAGATAGAAAATACAGCTAGAAATATTTTAGCGGTAGAGCGATGTGATCATTGTAAAAAAAATGTAGATTGTAAACAATTAATTAATAATCATAATCGTATGTGCAATGAATTTGAGTGCAAAACGAATTTAAGGAGAATTTTAGATGAACGATATGACCGAAAAAATGTTTGAGCGTTTAACACACAAACTTGCTGAAACCAGAGGAAAAAGGTTGGATTTAGAAATCTGTGATGCTTCTGTTTTATCTGAGCTTGGTGCTAAAGTATTAATGAGATACAGTTCGGCGGTTGGTATTCCTTCATTTGACTCAGTAAGAGAATTCTTTGCAAGTCAATATCAAGGAGAGTTAATACCCTCCCCTGAATATTTTAGATGTTTTCCAGAAAAAGAAGCCTTAGAAGTTGTGGTGAGCCGCCTTCAGGTAAAAAGGGAGTATAATGATCGAAATATCATGACTCCAATCGTTTCTGAAGTTAAATATATAGACGATGATAAAAATGTGTGGAGTGTTAAAGAAACTGAGGGAAAGAAGATTCTGATCAGAAATGAAAAACAGGATATTGAACAACTTTTAAAGATCAATGATTCCCCCGTACAGAATAAAACTGCCACACTTCATTATAAAGATGCTTCATCGGTTGGAAATAGGGTGAATGTCGGGGATGAGATAAAAATATTTATGAATGGTATTGTTATTAGAGCAGTTGTTTCAACACAGCCAGCGCTTGGTATGCTTGAGGTTATTGATAATAAAGGGAACAGATTTGCTATATCAGTTAATTCTGTATTAGAAGTTGTAACCCCCGGGGCAGAGACCAAGAAACAACTTAAAGATGAGGTGTATGAGTATTTTGTTAAGGTCTATGGGCCTGATTATGCAGCTCAGATGGTAGAAAATGTATAAGGCAATAAGTTATGACGAAAAGTGAAATAAATATGGCCACAGAAGTTCGTATAAAGGTATTATCTTTATATGAGGGTGGGAAAGAACTTGATGAAATTGCCAAAGAGCTAAAGTTAGGTCTTGGCGATATAGAGTCTATTATATCAGATACTTCTAATATTGTAGCTGCGGATATTATTAATAGAGAAATAATTGATCTAAAAATATTGTTGAAGGTTGCAAAAACAAAGTATAAGAGCAGTATGGATTGGAAAGATGCTCAGGCTGTTACAGGAATATCAGCTGAATTGGAGAATTTATTAAGACATCAACGAGAACTTTATGACCCTAATATTGATTTTGAGGAGCATGATCGTAGGGTTGTGAGGAAAGTGGTTATGGAAATTATAAAAGCAACTTCTTCGGCAATTTCTAATGTAAAACAGGCCGCTTCTTTAACCTTGGATAATAAGCAACAAGAAACTTTAGAACGATTACTAAGTGAATGTATTAGGACGATAGGAAGAGAGTCCAAAAAAATATATTTTGATGGATTGACAGCTTTAGCAGAATATTTAGGTGCTTCTTTACCAAAACATATTCAAGACAAGACAGAAGAGAATATTGTGGCGATAGATTCAATTAGAGGGAGAAAGAGCAAGTCGTAATTTGCCAAGTTTTATACCTACCTTTTTAATTTTCATCAAGACATATTATTTATTAAAAGAATAGCCATTCATCTAATAATCATTAAATTTTTAACACGAGGAAAAAATTTATGGCATCTTTAAGCAAGGCTACAAGAGGATCAACACATTCTTTTGAAGCTGTTTTCACAGGAAAAACACCTTATAATATAAATAGATCACCAGTATTGACATTAACAGACCCCAATGGAATACAGACGGTTAATGTTGATCCCTCATCAGGAATAGAAATTTTAGGGAGTGACACCTATCGTTATAGATGGCCAGTTCCTTTAGACGCTGTTTTGACCACAGATTCAACAAAATGGCAAGCAGATTGGCAGATTATAACATCAGATGGTCAAGTTGATACTTGGACAGAGACTTTTGATGTGATAGATGCTGCTATAACTGAATCGTCTGAGAGAAAAAGGACTTATTTTACAATAGGTGGCAAAGGTATTCGGGTCATGATCAGAACACAGACTTTATTGAATGACATTAAATTAAATGTTATTCATTCTACGAGCGATGATTATCCCGTTGTTACAGACGCTATTTTAGGGTCAAATACTTATAACATAAGGTTGACCATTGATGGTGATACTCATGTTTATTATTTTGATATACCTTCTACAAAACCAGCTACATCACCAGCTTCTGATTACATTGTCAATGATTTGGCTATTGGTGAATATCAAGTTTTTTGGGATATTCAGGAGACAGTTACTTCCGAATATAATATGCTTTTTCAACTTTTGAGGGTAGCAAACAGGATATGGCTCAATTTTATACCTTCGATTAGAATGTTGATCGATAAACTTCAGAAAAGAGCTGGGACAGTCCAAGCATATGAAGACGCTGATGTTTATGAATATCTACAACAAGGTTTGACCATTATAAATTCTATACATCCCACAACTTCATGGACAATCACACAGCTCCCTACAAATTTTTATAATTTTTTGGTGGCCACGACTTCTGTACATGCTTTGAGCGCTCAGCATATCTTAGAGAGTGAGTTACAATTCTCATTCTCAGGTCAAACTATTTCTCTTGATTATGATCGTACTGGAAATCTTGAGAGCGCTTTGAGTAGATATTTAGATTGGATAAATACACATCTTACAAATTCTAAAATGGCTACATATCGCAGATCGTTCCCCACCGCTATAGTAGCTGGTCGTCCGGCTAGTTTGAGCATGAGGGAAAACAGGGTTGTGCGTATGGATTATCAATCTTCAGAAGATTTAAACAGATTGCTTTTAACCATGGGATTATTGTAATTTATGTTCAATGTTGTAGTGTTTATTTTTATTGAGATGGTCTTAATATATCTATTGGGGTTGTTTAGAAAAGGCTGAAAATATCATCGAAGTTTATCACAAGATTCATTAATAGAGGATATAATTTTATGGATAACAAAAATATTTATAATTTATTAAAAGACATCAAAAAAGATGGCTTTTCTGAAGAGGCATCTCTTATAAATAAAGCATTAAAAAAATGGGGTGATAATCATAAGGTTATAGCCTCATTTGAGAATACATCTGAGCAAGAAACATTAAACTTAAGAACTTTGCGACAATGGATTTTAAATGATTACCGAAAAGTAGCATTTGAAATTCATAATGATGGAGTTTTGATTGACCCTGTTGATCAAGAATCTTTTATGCAAGGACCAGCTATGTTAATCACAGGTCATGGTTTTCGTCCTGTTGAGATAGCAGTTAATGTTTTTGGGGAGGTTGGTATTAATTATCAAGATGGTGCTTGGTCTAGGAGAAAGGTTCACTCTGAAAATATCATGTCTTTTTATGAGAAACTTAAAAGAATTTTGAATGGACGTAAGGGGGATTAAGGGGTATTAGTCTTTGTTCTGTAAATATATGTTTTGGTTGTGAATATATTAATCCAAAACAAGGAGATACCGATGATTGCTAAAAGATTATCACCTGAGATGTTAGATTCTCTCTTAGAAAAGAAAAAAACGATTTATGTAAGAAATAAAACAAATCCCCGGGGTATAGTTTCAGTAATGTTTATTATTCCCAATGTTCAAAAAACAATTACAAAAATGGTATATGTATCTGCTTATCCACAGGCAATTACTGATGAAGTTCCTCATAGTACTGTGGGTGAATCTTATGATTTTAGAAGATATTTGATGAAGGGTATTCTTGAACTCGTTGACCCCGATGAAGCAAAAAAAGAATTGACTGCTGATGCTTTAAAAGAGTTACAGGGTTTAAGAATGAGAGATCAGAATTTTAAGAGACGGACAGTTGTAGCACCAAGAGTTATAACTGGTATAGGAGATCGTGTTGAAGAATTAACAGAATTTGAACCTCCTAAAGGATGGCATACATCAGAACCACCTAGAGGGGGAGGCTATGACGGAAAAGCGGCGATAGATATGTTGGTCTCAAACAATCTTCCAAAAACGGAAGCTACCAATTTGATCAGAAAGGGCTATGTAGCCCCTAAGGTAGAGATGGGCTTTGAATTTGATAATATATCTTCAGTAGATATAAATCCACGGGTGATGGATATCGTGATGCAGTCTGAAAGTGGCGGAATGAAGGTAAAAGAAGCTATTGGATTATTGAGGGGATTAGAGGATCTTTTTACCGAGGCAGATATAGGTTACCTTATTTCTAAGGGTGTTCCTGAATTGAAAGCTTACGCTGAAGGTTTATTAGCACAGATGGATAAAAATACCGCTCCAATAAAAGAGGAAGCAAAAGAAGATATTATAAATGTAGAAGAGGTAAAAGAAGACCCTGTTGAAACTTTTCAGGAAGAGAATGATATTATAACCGGGATAACAGAAGAACAGACGACTAATAAGAGACATAAACGAAGATAGTTTGTTTTTTGGAAAAAATATGGCTGAAATAACTGAGATAAATCAGAAACTTATAGATGCAATAAACGAAGGAAAAAAGGTTGTTGAACAAACTGATCGTGCTTATTTGGGGGAGAGAGAACCTTTTGTTATCACCTCTGAACTTTGGCTCAGGCAGAGCACAAAACAATATATTTTCCTCTTTAATAATCCAGGAAGTTTAGAAATTCAGTTAAGTCAAAGGATGGCCGAGCAGAAAACACATTCCGGGACAATCTTACATGTTTGGCCGTCTAATGACAGAGAAAGTTCTTATGATGAACCTGTTTTAACGATGGAATTTCAAACAGGGAGTACTTGGTTGATAATTGTCCCAGATCCTAGAGACCCTAAGAGTCAAAAGAGAATAATGAGCGCTGGTTTAAAAAATTATTATGACTTTTTAGGGTTTTTATCTCAGCCAAAAATACTTGATGATGGTGAAGAGAACGTACATATCATAATTATGAACACCATTAATTTTCCACAGTTAACGGTATGGGGACAATTTCAGAAAGATGGTCCTACATATAGAGAAACAGTTGATTCAGCGGGTAAAATAGATGGTTGGTCTGTCCCATTTACTGTTTATCATTCATATCCTCCTCTACATAGGGCGGATTTGATGAAAAAGACATATGAGGATCAATTTGGTTCTGTAGCACCCATAAAATATAGAAGTGTGGGTAATACCGGTTCTAGAATTAGAAAGTCAGGTATTCAGAGATAAAATATTGCGGGGTGGACCAGCTGGTAGGTCAGAAGACTCATAATCTTCGTGTCGAGGGTTCGACTCCCTCCCCCGCAACTAACAATAATTCTTCCTATTAATCTCATTTTTTTTATATCTGTAAAATATCTACATCAAATCTTTAATTTTCATCAACAAACAATTCAAAATAATAGGTGTGGTTGCTATGTCTTTAAAAGATTATATTGGAAAATACGATGTGAATATCACAGAAAATAAGGATGGTTCAATAAATTTTAAGGTTAAAAGACTTCTTGAGTTCTCAGGTGAATGGTTAGAAGCACCAAATTATACTATTCCAGCATGGACGATGGAGGAAGCTTTCGCTTATGAGAAAAAACTTATTATGTTTACTCTATCTGATCTAAGAGGAAAAGCTGATAGACTTCAGGTTGAGTATGAGAAAGAAAAGAAAAAAAGGGATGAAGAAGAAAGAAAACGGCTCAAAAAATCTGGAAAGGTGTCGGGGATACTCTCTATTTCTGAAACGATTGGGGGTGAACTCACCCTCGAAGAATAATAAACATTTTTAAGATTTATCATTTAAAAAGTTATAAAATTCCTCAAAACCCCGACCGCTTGCGGTGGGGATATACATAAAAATAATTAAAATAATGTTTGACTTTCAGTAAATATCTTAATATACTTAATATTTAATATTAAGTAATTTTTAGGAAATAGTATTTTGTATAAAACGCAATCAAATCAGATTAAGAATATGAATAAAGACACCTATAATCTTTTAAGAAGGTTGTGTTGGCATTCAGCGCGTTTGTACAATTACGGTCTATATACTGTAAGACAGAATTATTTTGAGACGAAGACATATTTACCTTATGTGCAAAATTATCATTATTGTAAGACCAATGAGAATTTTAAGGTTTTACCAGCAGCTGTAGCACAGCAGACGTTAAAGGTTGTAGATAGGAGCTTTAAGTCTCTTTTTGGGCTTTTGAATGCTAAGAAGCACAGTAAATATCAGAGTCGTGTGTCTATCCCACATTATTTACCAAAAGATGGATATTTTCAGGTCATGATACCTAACAATGGGTTTCAGATTAAGGGTAATGAGATAAACATAGGTATATCGAGGTTTTTGAAGGAAGATACTGGGATTAAAAATATAGTATTAGATTTTCCGACACAGATTAATGCTAAAGATGTAATAGAAGTAAGGATAATACCGCAACAGAAGGCACATTACTTTAAAATGGAGGTGGTATATGAGGTAAAAGAACAAGAATTAAAGCTAGAGCATAAAAATGTTTTATCGATTGATATAGGTCTAAATAATTTAGCGACATGTTTTGATACAAAGAACAATAGGGCTTTCATCTTAGATGGAAGGCGTTTAAAATCAATAAATTACTATTGGAATAAACAAAACAGTAAGCTACAAAGTATCAAAGATAAACAAAACATCAGGAATTATACGAAACAACAATTTTTACTGAAGAGGAAGAGAGAAAATAGGATTAAAGACATAATAAGAAAGAGCTCTAAGTATATTTCTGATTATTGTATTAAGAATGACATAGGGACGATAATTATAGGACACAATAAAGGTTGGAAGCAAGACATTAATCTTGGAAGGGTGAATAATCAGAAGTTTGTACAGGTACCTTTTGGATATTTGATGTCAAGCCTTGAGTCTAAATGTGAAGAGTTTGGTATGAAGTATTCAGAGATACAAGAGTCCCATACTTCTCTATGTTCGGCTTTAGATAATGAGGAAGTTAAACATCATGATGTTTATATGGGGAAGCGTATATACAGAGGGCTTTTTAGAAGTAGAGAAGGAAAGCTCGTTAATGCTGATGTTAATGGTGCTCTAAATATTGCTAGGAAGTCAAAAGTAACTGCAATGGAGGTAACTTCTGAGCAGGTAATGGGTATTGTGGCATACCCTGTAAGAATAAGGGTATTTTAGACAAACTTCTTACGAAGCCTTGGGGCTTGCCCCAAGGTATGTCACTAGGGATTGATCTTCTTAGAATTGTCTAATACAACTTTAGTTGTGTCCCGTAAAATAAGGTCTTAAGATTAAAAATTTTAGCAAGGACAAACAATTTTACAGGAATTTTTTATGAAAAAGAAAAAAATGAAGATAAATAAAGATATCCTAGAAAGAACCTCAAATATTCTTACTGAAGATATCGATACAGAAAATATTGGGACATTTATTGAAGATACTCTAAAAGAGTCTCTAACGTCAAAAGATCGTCTATTAAACTCTTCTAATATGAACCCGGAAATGAGAAAAAATAAAATGAGGAGCATTGGTATAAAAAGAGACTTAATGTTAGATCAAAAAATGTTTACAAAGCCCAATACTCTAGATGAATATAAAGATTATTTTCTGAATAATCTTGGAAATAAAGCGACTGCATTAGAATTTTTCAAAAAATTATATGAAGATTCCATGTTAAAAATAAAAGAACTCATACCCGATTATGCTGAATATTGGCCAACATCTCAACATTATTCTTCCTGGATAGAGGGCTCACCATCTGGAATCGTAGATCATTTTACTGCCAGCTCTACTGCATCAAGTGTACTTCGTTGGTTTTCTTCCTATGATCAATGGTTGATTGGTTCAAAAAAACGAGCATCAGGCGCGTGTACTTCTTTTCTTGTTGATATAACTGGCGAGATATTCTGTCTTCTAAAGTTTTGGGAAGGAGAAGCAGACTGGCACGAACCTCTCGTCAACAGGAAATTTATAGGAATTGAACACGTTTCCTGTGGTGAATTAAAAGAAAAAGATGGAGAATTTTATTGGTGGCCTAAGAATTGGGGCTCAAAATACCCTTTTCAAGAAACTTTATCTCCATTAAAATTGACTTCTCCCTGGAGGGGGGCAACCTATTTTCAACCCTATACCACAGAACAAATACTTTCAAACATTTCTATAAAAAGGGCATTAATAGCCTATTATGGAAGTCAATTAAATGTAAGAAATTTTATAGATCATGCTGTATTAAGAACAGATAAAATGGATATGAGCCCAGTTTGGCCATTACAACAAATAAATAGTATCGTTCTCAATAAATCTATGAATAAAAAGAGCATAACTCTTCTCTTTGAAAGCACTCTACAAAAAGATATTTCAATAGATCATCCAATAAAATTTGAATATCCTATACCTTCTTCTAAAAATGTTCAAGTTATTCGAGAAGATGAGTCTATTCTTGAGACGGTGACTACAAGATTAGAGCATTATTCAAGTTATTTAGAACCTATAAGATGGATACAAAGAATGTTGTTCGATATGAAATATCTGGGATCAGAATTGGCTATAAATGGGGTCATTGGAAGTATTGAAACAGTAAATGCCATAAAAAGAGTTCAAAAAGAAAGTTTATATCCAATAACCGGAATTATGGATGAAAACATTAAAGAACGCATAAGATTATTGTATCAAGACTTTTGCTCAAAAAAAGAGTTACAGAGAAAAAAAGACCAAGCACCTTTACAGAAATGAGGTATATATAAATGGCCTATGAAATGTTAGCCCTATTAACCAATGTGGCCAAGACATATTATATGGAACAATCATTGAATGGAAAATCTTTTAAAGTGGATCATTTTGTTGTAGGACGATATGGTCATGACCTTACCGACCCAAAACAAGCTTTAACTCCTAGACCCGAGATGACCTTAGATATCTATAATGAAGAACTTGGTAAAGTCTATGGCCCCACCGACCTTACTGGACAATATGACGTAGATGATGCCCCATTTTGTAAAGAATATGTTTGCACACTCCCCCGGTCCACTCTTGTATCTGAAATAAGTTCTATTGGATTAGTTGCTACTGTTGTTTATGTTCCTCCAAGTGGAACAGGTGCTCTAGGAGATCAATTCTTGTATGCATACACAAATTTTCCATTAAAGGTTAAGACTGATCTGGATCTCATGGTTTTTAACCTCCAAGTTCAATATTAGACGGAGAAAAAAATGAGTATTAAAGCTTTTATAGAGTTCGGGTCAAAGGACAGTCCTGAATATTGGAATAAACAACACAAGGACATAATACAGAAGGGTATTTATACAAGTTATACTCTAACAACTGCATCCAGTCCACCTACAATAACAGTCCCAGCATTTTCGGCCATGACTTCACAAGGTATGACTGTCATTAATGACGCTGATGTTATATTAACCTTAGCAGATGACGGAGTTAACTGCGTATACCTAAGAGCCATTTACAATGCATTGGCAGCAGCAACCATAACTTTAACCTCAGACCTTGAAGTAGTATATAACGCTATCCCCCTTGAACAAACAATACTTTTTGCAAAGGTTACAACATCGGGGGGAAGTATAGGAAGTGTAAGTTTAGCCGAGGCAGAAGTTATAGATGCCGTTGGAAGAAAATTCTGGAGAGACCCTGTGGACACAACCCTCCCGGCTGTTGGTGTTAGCCGAACGGGTGATCTTGTACTAAAAAAAGATGATAAGGGTATTTATTATTTTAATGGTACAAGCTGGGAAAATATTTTAAATATAAGTGCTCAATGGAAACCTTCTGTAGCTAATTATGCAAGTCTACCCTCTGTAGGATCATCAACAGATGGCGATGCTGTCGTTGTTAGAGATGAAAATCTGATATACACCCTCGATCCAGCAGATAGTAAATGGAGACCTATATCAAGTTGGTTACCCCCCGTTGCTAATGAAGGTGATTTACCTATTTTAGGAAGTGCTATTCCACCTAAAACAAATGATTTACGTCTGGTGGTTGATGAAAGAGAAGTTCATACTCATGGTGGTGATGGTGATTGGCATCCCTTAAATCAATGGAGAACCCCCAAAACAAAAGCTCAAATAGACATTTTAACTGGCTCAAATGGTGATGCTAGAGTAGCTACAGACGAGGGAGAAATATATGTTAGATATAGCTCTTCCTGGAAAAAAATAGGAGCTAATGGAACTTATCTAACTGTCGGGAATACGACAGGTGATTATATTGGATCAACACAAGCACCTGTCCAAGATGCTATAGGTGCATTACCTTCTACTGGTGGTAGAATTGTTATTAAACGAGGTACATATACCTTTGACCTACCAGTTTCTATATCAAAACCAAATGTTACAATAGAAGCTGAAACACCTGGATCAGTAAATATTATAGCAAGTTCACCAATAACCACTCTATTTTCGGTATCTGCTGTCAATTTTAGGATGTATGGGATAAAATTAGATTTAACAGATTCAACATATACTTCTACAACAGGAGCGATTTTATTTGGTGGTGCAAGTAGTTCTGAGACAGAAGGTGGAGAAATAATTGACTGTGTATTCGATAAACCATATATAGCTATCAATCTAAATCACACTTCTTGTAACAATTCTCTTCCTATAATAATTCAGAGGTGTCAATTTAAAGACGTTCAATCTACATCCGGTGCTGTAGTAATAAAAGCTTCTTTCACTCGTGGTGTAATCATATCAGAATGTGATTTTTATTCAAATATTTCTGGAATAAAATTTATAAGCTGTTATCAATCCAAAATAATCAATAATATAGCTCATGGAACAACATCAAATAACGGTACATATTTTATTCATGGTGATAATTGCTATAATATTGAAGTAGACGGAAATGATATATACAATACTGATTCTACAGTAAAATCAAGTGGTTCTATCTATTTTACCAAGGGGACTATATCCCCCATTTGTTATGGAATATCGATAACAAACAATAAAATAAAAGTCAACACTGGTGGATGTGCTCAAATAGAAATTTATGGCAACGGATTAGACGATGAGGGGTTTAACATATCTGAAAATGAACTGTATGGTGTTTCCACAAGAGGTATTAAAATAAATGCATGTAAAAGGGCAATAATATCTAATAATTATATTGCTTGTGGAAAAACAAATTCTATAGATATCACAAATAGTAACAATATATTGATCAATGATAATATATTAAAGCCCGAAAACAATTCTGGTACAAAAGGAATTTCTATTGATTCTTATTCATATAATGTTATTGCATCCAATAACAGTATCAATTTATCAATAGGTAAAGGTATAGAATGCTATGCAGATCACAGTATTATCTCAAATAATACTATTATTGATAATACCGAATCAGCTATTTATATGGGATCTGATGGATATTATATTGTATCTAACAACAAAATAAGAACAACTGCCTCCACAGAATCATTGGTAGTATTAGAATCATCTGGGGGTGATATTTATGCTGTGACTGTCTCTGGAAATAATATAACTTCTGATATCACAGTAGGGACAGGTATATATGGTATATATGCACCGGGTGATCTATATAATTCTCTCATAAATAATAATATCTTCAATCTGTCTTCTACTTCCGGTAACTTTGAGGCGGCAATATCTTGTAATAATATAATAACAACGTGCATTAATAAGAATACAACCAAGGGAAGTGATCTAAATTACGGGATAAGAATTCTAAATAGCACGGGTGGCTTAATTTATCGATCCTCGATTAGTGAGAACATAATCAATTTCACAACCTTAGAAGGTATAATATTTTCAGATATTTATGCTTCTTCTATAAATTTTAATGATATATGCGGATATTCATCGGATCAGTATGGAATAGCCATGTTAGAAGATGGAACACATTCCATACTCTATGGTAAAGAAGCTACCTTAATAGGAAACAAGATAAATAATTATGCACATGGAGGAATGTATTTACTTATAGAAACTGATGCAATAATAAGTCAAAATACCATTTATACTTTTTCCAGAGATACAACACCGAGTGGACGCGGTATCTATATTATGTCCCATTTAACGGGAAGAGCTGGTGGAAATACTGCATATAATATCAGAATAGTAAATAACATAATCCATGATGGATATACAGGTATATATGCTTCCATCTCTGATTCAATAATAAGTGGAAATTCTATTTATGACATTGTTAACTTTGGTGTTGAATTACCCCACTCTTTAGACGATGGTGAGCACAGTGCTATTAAAAGAAATGTGATAATAACCGGAAATAGCTTCTCAGATATTGATAATAAAGCTATCTGTGATTGGTCACATATAAGTTTTATAACAATCTCCAATAACACTTTTTATTTATTGTACTCTGGGACGAAAGCTATTTTCTTCACCAATGATGGACATGGAATTACCATAAATGGGAATACCTTTTATGTAGATGATAAGGCCATTGACTTTAATAGTACTGATAATTTTATTGGTTTTACTGCAATAGGTAATGTGTTTAGTAAAACACTGGTTTTACATACTCATAATTTACCCGATCCAGTTACTACAAAGTCAATAACTTTAGCCAGAATGGAAGATTGTAATGTATTTGAAGTATCTTTAATATCTTAAAAGGTTAAAAAATATGGCAGAATACGCGGTATTAACAACAAATGGGAGAACATATTTCAGCAAAACCTCTGAAGGTTGGGCAGTTTATGTCTATAGATTTTCTATAGGGACAGGGGGACATAATCCAACGACCTATGAGCCCTTAGAAATAACCGATATAGATATTGATGATTTAACCACTCCCATTGAAATATCTCCAAGTATCACAAAAAAATTGATAACGGCTGTAACTCGACCAAATGATAATAGTATTGCAGCTTTATGTAAGATAGAAGAAGATGAAGCTCTAGAAAATAAACTATCTGAGATAGGTATCTGGGCAAACATTTATGATGATTCACAAATTCTCCAAGATGAATATCTCATTGCTGTCGTTCATTTCCCTCCCATATACAGAAAAGGTGCTCCCCATACACAAGTCACTTGTTCTTGGAATGTAATCATAAGTTTCTAACGAGGTTTTCTATGTCATTTAAACTCCCCAAAAAAGAAGTTCTTTTTGAGCTATCTAAAATAGCTCAAGATTTAGAACACCTAAATAAACCAAATTTAGCTGAAAAACTTGATATGGCCTGTAATATATTAGATGTTTCTCCTAAAGATGAGGACATAAAAAAACTGTTTCTCAAATATTTTTCAGAGGCTTCAAGTCATTTTAATTCTATTAGTGATTTTTATAACCCTGATTTTCATACAAAGCAGATTAATAATATAAGAAAATTATTAGATAAGATAGAAAATGAACTCAAAAATCCATTAACTTCTTATAATCATGAAAATAAAATAGTTAGTTATACCATATTAAACCTATTCAGCTTAATTTTAAAAGAAGCATCTGATTAACTTCTTTTTAAATTGACTTGACAAGTAAACAAATACATTAGGAGAACATTATGAGTTTACAACAATTAACAATAGACAACCTCGGAACAAAAACAGTTGAATTGGGCGGGAAGACAATAACAGGAGGGGGAAGCAGCACGATTGACAGACAATGGCTTTCTCTTACTGATTGTAAAGGAAATTATCCTGATCTGGCTACTCAAATATCTGGTCTTATCACATCGGGAGAAATTAGAGTGACTTTAGAAGGTTTAACTTTAACCGCTGCAAACCTCCTTGTGTTAAAAGATATGGAGTCTACCATTATCAATTTCACCTCAGATTATGTAGAACATGCGGCTCTTGCAGCCGATGTATCCTTAAATTCTATTTCTTTTCCATATGCCATGTATCTGATAGGATTTAAAGCCTTGTCTATAAATGGTGTTGATACCGCTGTAGCAGATTATAAACAATTCGATATTATGCAAACAACCGGAGGGGCTACAGCGACGATATTTACAGCCACCACAGAAGCGACAACCACAACTTATGGTATGGGAACATTAACTGCAAATACAGTTATAACCAAAACTATATCAACACAAGTTATTACTGTGGCTGGATCAGTATTAAGATTTTTAGTTGGTGATGTAGGTGTTACTGGTAAACAATTCAATGGAATTTTAATTGCCCAATTTATAAGAGCTTAACCCCAGAGAGGTAAAAATAAATGTCTACAGTAATAACACAGCCTATAAACGGAAGTTACCTCAAGGTAACAAATAAATCAAACCAAGAACTGACTCTTATGAACCAAAAGTTAGCTCCTTATGGGGGTTATATCTACATACAAAGAAATTGGATATCTCTGTGTGATTTGGTTGGAAATTATCCTGATCTTGTAAATAAATTGACTGATCTTGTAACCTCAGATAAAGTAGAAGTTCTTTTCGATGGATTTTATTTAACCACCGAAAATATTCTGGCTTTAAAAGATATGGTAACAAAAATTGATTACCATTTCACGAAATCTGTATCACATTCTGCTGTGGCTGCTGCCATAAAACTTTTTATATTTTGGTTACCTTATGATTGGAATTTTATTGGATTAAAAATAATTCCAAAAGCATCCTTAACAGTAGATGTCACTAATGTAGCCTATAAATCATTGGCTATAACTCAATATGACACCTCCACACCGGGAGCAACGGTTTTAGATACAATAACCACAAGAACAGCAACAACAGCTATAAATAGAACTGGTGATTTTACTATTAATGTTCCTTGGTCTTACACTTTTGCTACACAACAAGCTATAGCCAAAGAAGATTTTGTTTATATTACAGCTACAAATGTTGATGCTGGAAGAGCTTTAAGTGCTGAGATAGAACTTATTTATATAAGACAAGGGTAATATTTATATTCTCGATATTCTTAACTTCATAAGTTTTTGAGAACTTTGCCAATATAGAGGGGGAAAAATAATGTCTGAAGAATATAAAATTATAAATTTTACTGACACAACAGTTCATGTTGCTGGGAAGGATATATCTGTAGGTGGTTATAAATTATACGATTCTAAGGTAATAGAAGATCCTAAAATACAGGCAAAGATCGAAGCTTTAAGAGTCTCTGGACACATTGTTGTAGAATATCAGGGAGTACAGATTACTGAGGATATTTTCTCAAAAAGTTACAGGCGTCCGGGTGCTCAAATACATGGAACATCTTTTCCAACCACACCACATACAGGCCAAGTATTTTTAAGAACTGATCTCAATATCTATTATTATTGGGATGGAACAACTTGGTCTGCCTTTTCCTCTCTAGGTTCAGGATTACCTAAAATAGTAACAGTATGTCATGCTGGCCTAGTAGAAAAAACTGTAACAACCTATTTATTAGGGTCTGCAACATCGGGTATACCCCTACAAGCATGTAAATTAGACTTTGTTAATATAACAGCTTATGTTGCACCTGGAGCTGGACAGAGCATAACTGTAAGTGTTATAAACATAACAACGGCTTCTACAAAAACTTATTTATTGGAAAATGATGAAAAATATCATGAATACATAATAGTTGCGGCAAATCTAACATTTTCAGCAGATGATGAATTGGTGATATCAACGACATCTACAGATGGAAGTATCGGTCAAGATATAAATATTGCACTTCGTTTTAATGAACCATAAATAATTTAAGGAAAATAATATGAATATAAATAGTTCATTCTCAACGGTAATAAATGGACTTAAAGTTAAAGGAAAACATTCTTTAGCAAAAAAAGTTCAGGAAAAAATGAAAAAGTTAATGGCAGATGTTATAAAAACTGCTGGCTTTAAATTCACAAGGATATGGATAGATAGTCATCATGGACCCTCTTTAGCTATTAATTTCAAAGATGAATTACATTATGTAGGTGGTGCGAACTCAAGAGATATGGAAGTTGTTGTTCAAGGAAATGATTTGTATATTGATACACATGTTCCAAATCAAGACATAAGGTCTTGTGAACTTCATGAACTTGGTAAAGGTGATATCCTCAGAGCTGAAATATTTGAAAGAGGAAGTGATCAATATGGAGAAAAAGTAGAAATATACTCTTGTACCAGAGAAATGACCTTCCAGGGCGAAGATTATACAGAAGAGATTGCTAATATGGATACAAAAGAATTTATAGATTATGCAGAAAACTATATGTTTTAACATAATTCTAAAATTTTTATGTCAAATATTGGAGAAATTATATGAATCAATTAAATACCCTAAAAGATATATTTAGAACAGCCCAGATGCTTGAAAAAGATGGTCATGGTATAGAATCTATAAAACTATACTCTAACATTTTGAATATGCTTGGAGAGAAAGATCCCTGCAATAAAATCATAAAAGATATTGAGGAAAAATATGAATCATATCAAGACCATTTTCAGAAAACAGGGTCTGAAAAAGTTAGTCCTAATCAAAAAAAGAGACAGTCTTTACAAAAAAGCATAGACAAAATTGTAGAGATCATAAGTGCTATGAGAGCAGCTAGAAAACCTTTATTAGCTAAATTACATGGCAGTATTTTACCAAAACTTGCTTTAGGACTTCGTTTAAAATTAAAGATATTAGCTGATAAAATAAAAAAGTTAGAAGAAAAAGTAGAAAAGTTACGAGAACAAAAGAAAAAAATTGCTGACAAATAATTGAAATGTTCTCAATCTTAATCCCAACCTGTATTCAAAGACTTTCTATAACAAAAGATTTAATACTTCAGATCATAAAGACAAATCCACAAACCATAAAAGATAATCTATTAAAAATATACATGACATTACACATCCCCCGTCTTGATAAGCATAATGCCAAGATTATAGAAGAATTATCTTATATAAAAGAGATAAAAATAATCTACCCCAAAAATACTCACATCTCAAAAAACTTAAATATTATGTTAACAACAGCCTTACATGAAAATATATCAGATGAATTATATCTCATTAAAATAGATGACGACACATATCCACTAGAAAATGATTGGTTAAATGTATATAGAGAAGTATATAATAGAATACCGGGTGTCGGAGTATTATATTCTTGTAAAACTTTAACTGAAATATATGAAAGGCTTCTTAATAATATTGGAATAACAAGTCAAGAAAAAAGCGGTATGCTTATGTTTTTCAATAGAAAAATAATTAATAAATTGGGTGGTTTTCAGGAATTGCTTGATCCTTATGGTAATGAAGACCTCGATTTCTTACTTCGTTCTGAACTTTCCGGTCTTAATAATTATGGAGTTCTTAGAACGGGAGATCACGGTATCTCAGTAAAACATGGAAAAGAAGTATATCCCAAATTAAACAGTTGCTTTGATAAAAACGCTAGAGAATTAGCACAAGAAAAATTTCAGAGTATAAAAAAAGAATATCTGACAAAAAACAGATCAACAAAAATATATTTGGAGTGATTATGGGAAATAATATAAAAACAATAGAATTTGAAAATTTTTTGGTGTCTAAAAAAGACATGCTAGAAGGTCTAAAATCAATAAAAACGGGAAGATCTAGCAATGAGCCATTATCGTTACCCTCTAAAGTGATAGAAATTCCGGACAGAAAAGTATTTTTATACATAGGCTGTATAAAAAAATTGGTGTCCATGATGCTCTATGGAAAATTGTCTACAAAGTGTGAAATGCTTGATATGAACGAGTCCCAATATTATGAGGTACCTTCTAAGGGAGAAGCATTCATTTTCGATCCTGATGAAAGATATGGTGGTCTAGAAAAGATTATGAAGATGTCTGATCTCGATGCATTATCAGCACAGATAAAATTAAATAAACCCCTTAAGAAAATAAAACCCCGTCAAGCAAATTATGATAAAAAACCAACTCTTAGCGACATAGTCTATGAACTTGAAATACGTGGGAAGACTGTTTTAGCCGATAAACTCCAAGAAAAAATTCAGGATATTAAAGAGGAGATATAATATGGGATTACATCCAGTAACTGGTAGAGATATGGGAAGTTCATGCCTATTAATCGTAGGCACAGATACTCAAACAGCTCAATATAAGACAATGAATGCAGCTTTAACAGAAGCAGCGAGAATAAAGGCAGAAGACCCCACAAAATATGTTACCTTAATGCTTCTCCCCGGGAGTTATAATGCTCCAACTTTGACCGTTCCAGACAAAACTTGTATAACTGGCATTCCTGGAGGTGATGGAGAATCTATAAAAATATTATCTGGTAATTCTCCGTGGGTCATAAATGGAAATTATATAACACTCCAAAATTTGACAATAGATGCTACAAATACGTCAGGTATGGTCTTATTAGCTATACACACATCTGCAACAAATGTTTTTGTTAAATCATTAAAATTTGTATGCACCAAGGCAAATACCACCTTAATGTCTGTAACAGAATCAACGCGGATTCAATTACAAGATATTAACTTTGATATATCAAATACTGGTGGAGATGTTCTTTTGGTAAATGGATCATCTGCTGATGTAATATTAAAAAATATAGCTGGTAGATCATCCGCTTTAATGGATAATGGCTTTAACATACAGGAAGCTAGTATTATTGATATCGATGGTTGTAATTTAGACATAGACTGTGCTGGAGCAGTAGCTAGGTTAGCTAATATAGCTAATTTATATCTACAAAACTCCAAATTCTCTGGGGGGAGTAGAGGTATTAAGATAGAAAACTGCCCTGCTTTTGTCGGAAATGGGATCAATGTAAAAAATAATACAGTTTTTAACATAGCTGTTGATGAATCATCCACAGCAAACTCCTCTACTGGGATGATATCCGTCCTGGGTGACATAAATCCCAATAAAATATACAATAACAGTAATGGTGCATCTATCGCTGCTATGACAAAAAGAGAAGACTCAATTGATCGTATTCAATACTTAATTGGGTCTCAAGTTGTTGGAAATCAAAAAACACCATCAGAGCTATTTGTAGGTGAAGGATGTCCAGATCCCAGTAATTTAACGATTTACCAACGAGACCCCACCAGTATATTTCATAGAATTGACTCCGGTGGATATGGCGATGCCATAACTTTTGACTCCGAGACTGCTGGAAATTGTCTTTATATTGGTTCAACATTTGTTAGAGGTGCTGAGGCAAAGAGAAAACATTATGGCTTTCAATATGAGCTGTCTCAAACAATGTTGGGTGGTACTATTGTATTTGAATACTATGATGGAGCAACCTGGCAAGAATTTGATACAATGACAACGAGCAGTTCATTTGTCAATCCAAGTGAATTATCTTCTAGAATAGGAAGTTTTGGAAACAATCCTTTTCTGAGACAAGACAAATTAGAAGAATTATACTATTCATTACAACCGTTATCATCAGAATGGGAAGATAACTCTGAACCGGGAGTCACCTTCAAGTTTATGAGGATTAGAATAACATCTCTATTGACAAGAAAACCCATATTCAAATACATTAGATTACATTGCAACTCTTCTTGTATTAGAGGGAATGGTACAATACAATATTATGGTAATAGCCGAGTATGGCAACCTCTTTGGAGTAGCAGAGACTTTATAGAGCGTAGAAGAGACACCTTTGGTTCTGATCTAGCTGATGTTCAAATAGGTGGTGTTTTAACAGGGTGGGATCATCAACATGGTGCTAAGCTAAGAAATGCATCAGCTGATGAAATATATGGAACATTTACGGTAACAGAGGGTTTAGATACAAGCACTCCTCTTAAATTAGCTGTGTGGTATCAAATATCTGGGGTTTTGGGGGGGAGTAATCCTATTCAATTAAAATTTGATTACATTAGACGCGGTATAAAAGAAGCTAAATTTCCAGATGGTACATCAGTCCGTGTGGACTCTGAATCCATAGATACTGCTGGTATTGCTCAAAATATTGGAACAATATCAATTCCAAAACCAGCGGACACGAATAAAATATTTAGATATGTCTTATTCTCAGACAATAATAATAGCGGTTTAAAATTAAAAGATTATTATCCAGGAGACCTCGTTTTCTTCAGATTGACCAGAGTATTATCTGGTGGATATACAGGAATTTTAAACATACATGCTGTGGAAGTATATGGATCATTTTATTTGATTGGTGCTAATAATCTGGCTGTAAATCTTATAAATTAATAGAAACAACTAACTCTGTAAAACAAACAATGGATGGAGAAAAGATATGAAAAATCTTATGGAAAAAATAGGTAATATCTTAGAAAAAAAGGGTGATCCTCTGGCAAGATACACAAAAAGATATGCAGCAGAAGATGGGGGAAAGAGAGATGAGTATATGAAACTCTTCAAAGATACTCTGGAGAAATTCAAGGTAAACAGCCCATCAGAATTAGATGAAGGAGAAAAAATAAAGTTTTTTAAGGAAATCGATAAAAACTGGACATCTAAAGAAGAAAAAAAGGATTGAGAAAAAAATAGTTTATGTATATCAATGATGATAAAAAAGCAATTCTTTCAGATAATGAGCTTAAAACAGGGGATGTGTTTTGTCCACTCTGCTTAAACTTTTTGATCGAAAATACGACCCATTTTAAATGTTTTAAGTGCAATAATTCAATATTATTTGAGAATATTATTAATTTTCCGATAAAATGGAAGTTAACGATAGACGCTTCTAAGATATCTAAGACGATTCCTTTTAAAAACGACAAATATCTAAACATAAAAAACATTATTCATAATGTGCTAGAATCTCTTGAAAAAGAGACCACAAATGATTATATTAATATTAAAAATAAATTAAAAAATATAATAGAATAGGAGAACAAAATGCCTATAGAATGCACTTGTAAAAAATTTGGTAGAGATAGATGCCGAGTACACCCCACAATAAAAAGTATAGTAAGAGGAGAACAACGTTCTCTAGAAAACATAGAAATGATTAGAAAAAGTTCTGTGGCAATGAAACAGAGAGAGGCTGAGGAAAACAAAGCAAAATATGAAAATAAAAAGATAGAAATAGAAGAGAATCAGAAAATATTAGTTGCACATGGTGTAAAAAAAGCACCTGAAAAGAACTTAGAAGTTGTTGAAAAAATAACTCCAAAAAAACCTGAAAATAAAAAGGTGATAGAAGTCCCAAAAAATGAAAAACCTAAGAATAAAACTGATAAAATAAAAGAAAAAGAAGTAGAAGTAAAAATCCCCGATAAAAAAGAAGATGATATACCCATCAGTTTTGAGGAATAAAAAAACATGATCGATTTTATGATTAGCATATTAGCTGTATGTGGCTTTTCTTATCTAATGGTAGACAGCGATATATTCACAAAATACAGAGACATACTCTCTGAAAAAAGTAGTTTTTTTGAGGGATTGTTTCAATGTTATTATTGCTCTGGTTTATATTCTGGGATAATCGTATATTTATTGGGTTGGCTAGAAGGATCACATAATTTTTCAGCATTCTCTTTGATAAAATTCTCGGTAGCCTCAATAATTATCTCTGGAGTATTTGAAGAATTTAGAGATAATAGCTCTAGTATACGACTTGGTATATTTGAGACATTAAAACGATTTCCTATAAAAAGACGCCCAATTGCTAAAAAAATAGAGAATATGGATCAAAAAGTTGTCAATAATTAATTCAATACGTGAAGTCATAATCAAAACTATTATAAACAAAGATGCTAATTGTTTTTCTTTCGCATCTGCTTTTAATAGCGATAATCCCCCCACGACAAAAAATAAATTAAGCATCCATAGATTATTGGAAGATAACTCTATTGAATTTAAAAAATATTTGTTGTGTGTAGGAAGAGATTTAGCTGTAGAAGATAATGACACTGTTTTTATCGCTTTTTTAGCTAAAGGAGTAGAAAACTGTTGGAAGATCATATACATATCTAAAAGAAAAATAATTAACACAGAAGTATTATATGTAAACAACTCTGAACAAGTATTTTTATTAGATCCTTCTAAACATAATTTGATAAATACCTGGGTATCAGAAGAATTATTAAAAGGGATTCTTATCGATGATTTTAATTTTTCTGAAAATGTATTTCTGACGATAAATACTTTAATAGAACCAGAAAAAGAACCTTCAGGAAATCTCCCCAATATATACAGACATAAAAATATAATATTTACCTATGACTGTCGTGGATCATGTATAGCAACACCATGTGATGAAGATGGTCTATTTGATCTACCTCAACAAATATTAAATGATGCAATTCCATTATTGTTCACAGAAGGAGACTCCAGTGAAATAGCTGTTTTATTAACAGACTCCATGTATGTAGATTATGGAGCATATTTATTATTTTTTTCTACAAAAAAGAAAAAGCCGGACATATATTTTTGTGAAAATTATGAAGATCATGATTGGAAGAAATTGAATCAGAGAGAAGTTTCCCGCCTACCCAATAATATCAAAACTCTAAAAAACGTATTCAAGCAAAGTGTCAATTAAATCAATTAAACAATCCAAAGAACAAGAATAGACTAATAATAAAAAGGTTGAGGTTATTTCTTAAAAAGAGACCACAAATAACCTTATTTTAAGGTCTATAAAAATGGTTATATTTTTCACTTCTTTTATAAAAAATTTATGATATTATAGGATCATAAGAAATTAAGGAGTTTTCCATGAGATATTCCAAGGACATTCTGGAAGATATGGCTGTGATGATCAGGGAATCTGGTCTAATAGCTGAATCTCATAAGATATTAGACATTATCGAAAATTTTGGTTTAGGGGCGGGGACAAAAAGGTTAATAATTGCGGAGGATACTGAAAATATTAAAGTGAAAAACCCCGGAATTCTGGAAATACCACAAGGTAAATCATTTTTAAGTACCCCCACCACACATTTTATAAAGCTGGTGAATAAAAAGGGGAAAAAAGCGGTACAACTCGCTTTATTGAACCTTGAACGATGGAATTCAGCTTCTAATAAAAAAGGTGATCCGGATATCAGGAAGAAAGCGAAAGAAGTTATAGATATGATAAAAAAGATGAAAATACCTAAATAATAATTTACCAAAAGGAGAATTAATATGAGACATGCTAGATACATGAGACCCAGAACAGAACGAAGAGCAGAAGACGAATCAGATGAAATTTTGACAAAGAAAGAGAATGAACTTAAAAAGTTGAAAACCGCCGTTGACAAGATATTTGATGAAGATCTTCGAGATACCTTCCATGAGGCTTTGAAGAAAAAGCTTCTTGAGATAAAAAAGAAGGTTGATCCAGAATTATTCGAGATGATAACGGACGAAGTCGGTGATGACGCTCTTTTAGGCTATATAAAGGGAAATCTCTCTGTCTTATCTGAAGTTCCTAAAGCTGTTTGTGAAGACCTTTAATCTACCGAAATACCCCCTTCCTGTAAAATAATATTTTAAAAGACAATCCCTTGACTTAAAATCATCAAAAATCGAGCAGAAGATGTATCAAAGATTAGAAATCAATCAAAAGGTGTTTCTCCAAAAAATACCAGAGACCATAAAGGAATTCAAGAAAGAAGCACCCTTAGAAAATGGCGTAATAACAGAGGTGAATAATATTTATTTTAAGGTCAACGATCGGTATAGATTTTTCACAGAAACACATAAACAGGTGAAAAAAGCATATCATAAACCTTACAAAGTGTATTTCTCAGAAGTTGAATACAGAGAAGATGCTAAAAGAAAATCTCTGCTAAATGAATTTCTAGAAAAAATCGACCGTCTTCTAGAAAATGATTCTCTGACAATTGAGCAGATAAAAAATTTGATTAGAGCGATAGCCTAAAAAGACTAAGACTCTTTACCTCCCATATTATTTTAATAAGAAACATTGTGTTTTTTAAGTTAAATAACTCAACAATTATATGGAGGTAAATGTCTATGGCTACAAAAACAGCATATAAACGGCAAACAAAAAGAAAACATAAGCCAACAAGTAAAGGTAAACAAAAATATAAACAATTAAAAAAGACTTTAAAAGGGCCAAAAAAGCTTCACGTTCTTAAAGTTAGAAAAATTTGGATGAAAAAAAATAAAAATAAGCTAAAGAAAAAATAGCCCAAAGTTTATAACTCATCTCATTTATCTAATAGCACACCATACCATATAAAACATCCAAAAAATTTCTGTAAAAACCTCATAGATATTATCTCACATTAAATAATACACCTCTATGATAAAGGATTTTTCTTATGTTAGGAGAATTTGATCCTATCCTACAAGAAGCTCTAGGAAAAGAATATTGGAGGGTTTATCACCCCTTTTATAAAGATAAAAAAAATAAACCACCCGAGTATGATGAAGGTCTTGTACTTCCAATCGATTACTTCACAAAAATATTAGGTGAACACCATATAGAACACAAAGGATTACGCGTTTTAGAACTTGGTTGTGCTACTGGTATATCAGTCAATATTATGAGAAAAACTGGGATAAATGCTTTCGGTATCGAAATTTCTAATTATATTCTCAATCAAGATCAATTAATCCCACCTGAAGTGAAACCATATATCTATCATATGGATATCAGAAATCTTGATATTTTTCCGGATAAAGCTTTCGATTTATGCTGGAGCAATTCTATTGTACACATCCCACCTGAAAACATTCAAAAACATTTAACAGACATATCAAGAATATCTGAATATTTCTTTGTACATACAATTTGTGAGGAAGATCCTTTCGGACGCTATCTATTATCCTGTGAAAATGAAAAGAGAGAGAGAATGATCTGGCATGGATTAAAATCTTGGCCTTGGTGGAAATATCAATTTGCTAAGGCTGGTTGGTGCCATCTAGGAGTAACATTTCCCCCTTATTGGAGTGGTTGGAATTTATTCTGTAACACAGCCTTTGAGAAGAGGTATATAAAGGGAGCAAATGAACTTCTTCTAAACGAAACAATAAAAGAAAACTCAGAGAGTAAGTATCCAAGACAAGGAGATATACTCTCTTTATTCATCGGTGAAGAATCCCTGAGAATAAAAGGAGCTAATTCTATTGATTTTTCCTCATCTTTTGCCAATGGTCTAAAACCACTCTATGATCGATATGTTTATAGACCTAAAAAATATATCTGGGGTGACAAAACTGTTATGATCCTAGATAATGAAATGGGGGATAATTATATAGATGAATTGGCAGAACTGACAAAAATTCATGGTAATATATTAGGTGTAACCCCAAATATAGCAAAAAAACTTCAAAAGATAGATAATTTTTATAGATATACCTTAAGAGAACCCTTATTTTCTGTAAAGAATATCTTAGCCTTGAGAAGTCAAAGATATTATGAAATCAGAGCAGGAAAGAAACTATATGAAAATAGATTGATGTATAAAAATATCTTTTCTGAAGACCTCGATATCCCTAAAATTCTAGAATTTATCTACAAAAGCTGGGAGATCATTTTGGAGAAAGATGTTTCTTATAACGTACGTATTAACATAGCTGATTATACTCCCTGGTATAAATATCTCTATAATAGCCTAAAATTTGTGGATAAAAATGATTTATTAAACACAATACCCACATTTAAGATATTAGAAAAATATGTAGACAACCCCGAATGTATTATTTTAGACCCCTCTATGATACATGGGGAAGTTATTTATGATAAAGACAACATTGTTGCTCTATGGTTAACATACAGGGCAACCCCCAAAGTTTCTATGCAAGCAATCAGATTTTCTGATCTTACCTATAAATTTTTATCCGATTACATAATCTATAGATCTGCATTAAATCAACCAGATGAAGTCGAGTTCATAAATGATATGGGGGTCACAAAAGAAGAAAAATTATTTGATTTTAAAAATCGATATGCTGAGATGTATACAAAAAATATAATACTTCAATACAGACATCGAAGAAAAGGAGAAAATAAAGAATGATAGGTGAATTTGACGAAAAAACACAATCCGCTTTTAATTCATACTATTTTGACAATTATTCTAAAGAAGGATATGGGGGAGAACGATCGGTTTTAAATATAGAAAACTTTTTATTAGTCCTTAAACAAGCAAAAATAATAATACCCGATAGAAAAAAGTTTAGAATATTAGAATTGGGTTGTGCTGATGGCAGAACAGTAAAAGAGTTAAGAGATTTAGGCTTTGATGCTTACGGTATTGAAATAAGTCAACATATGCTAAAAAAGGTTGAGCCTGAAATAAAAAAGTATATTTACTTTATGGATATCAGAAATCTAGAAATATTTAAAGATGATTCTTTCGATCTGGTGTATAGCAACAGTCTAATGTATCTTAATCCAGAGGAACTTGATAATCATCTGGATGAACTTCATAGAATAAGCAAATACATTTTTGCACATATTCTATGCAAGGAAGATGCTTTTGTAAAATATTTAGAGAAAGAAGATTCAGAAAAACTGTATTCTTATATCTCAAACTATAAAGAATTTCCAGAGATGGAATTCCTTTTTGCTACACATGGGTGGGAGTATGAAACACATATAATGCCAGAAGGATGGTCCGGATGGAATCTTTTTTGTAAAAATAGTTATGGAAAAGGGATGAGTAGATTAAAAACATATCTAGCTTCATCTGGAATATCTGAATTTACCGTGTTTGCCAGAGATTCTTTACAAAAAAGAAAAAAATCTGGGATAGAAACTTCCAGAAATATAACAGCTGGTCTCTGCATGAATAGAGCATTACAGTTTTGTAGATATCAATATCAATTTTTCATCCTAGATCAAGGATTTCATCCTCTTGTAACTGATCCTAATCAAATTACAGAAGGGGCTAAAGAATATTTAAAAAATTTAGATATAACTTCAATTTATGGAATTCCTGAAAAATTTGTAGATATTTTCACAGAATGTGGTTATAGAATAATTAATGAAATGAAAGACCCTCTGTTTTCAATATCCAAGATATTAGAGGCATCTGGAAATAAATATCAAGAGATAAGAACCGCAAGAAAATTATATGAAGATGTCAACCCCCCTACACATAGCACAAAGCACATAAATCAGCTAAACTTCAGAAGTTTTTTTAGAGATAATGAAAAAGGCTATCTTGAATTACAAGATTTTGTAAAAAGACAAATAATAGAAATATCTAAGAAGCCAGATTTTACTATATTTTCTCTAAGAATATTGTCTAATGTATATTTAACTTATAAAAAGATATTGGAAGATTTATATCACGAAATAAATTGTCCAGATACCTATAATTTACACGAATCTTGTATATTTGATACAAGCTGTGTAAATGGAGAGATTACCACAGATTCTGATAAAATAATAGGATTTTGGTTAACCGCTCAAATGAATTCTGATACAGCCCTTCAAATATTTAGATTAGCAGATAGGTATTATACTTATTTAGCTGATTATCTGGTTTATAGATCAGCCTGGGGACAGTTAAGGGATGTAGAATATATGAATGACATTGGTTTATTAGAAGAAGAACAACAAAACTTAAATATTTTTAAAGAAAGATATAAAGAGAAAGAAGTCATTTGCTTCAAAGCGGTAAAAATCTGATATTTAGATGAAACCCAACCAAGAAACACTCGTTTTATTTTGATCATATAATATTTCTAAAATATGAGTATCTTCTTCCCCACATTGTTCACACAAAAACTCGATATTAATACAATCATCTCCAGCACACTCTTTTGGTTCAAACCTTGAGGTTAGCACACCCCCACGATTAAAAATAGAGACCGTTCCTGGACCAGCCTCTTTATCCCTGAAGAATGATTTAACTGATTTCTGAGTTAAATTTATGCCTCCACATCGAGGACATAATAAAGCATCACCTTTCAACTGTATTGATTTTGATACGGGTATTAGCATCTTTTTTTCAAACCAACCATTTTTCAAAATAACCCATTTCCCACCTTTATAATCAACACGCTTGTCTATTACTGCTCTTTCTTGATCTTCATTCATGACTTTTTCAGGACATTCTGTGGGCAAAGAACTTTCTGCTCCCCCACAAACGGTACAGTGTTTTAACCCACCATCACAAATAAAACAAGAATCAAGTTGACAACCAATGTGTTCTTCAAAAATATGTTCCATCTTTTATCCTTTATTAAAAATTTAAAGTTTTAAAACCATTGCCCCCACCTGAACCAGCCGTCCTTCATATCCCCCCACCATCGCTCTATATTATCTTCATCCATACGATGGGATCTATCTTTTATTGCCTCTAAACATAACTCCCAAACCACCTTGTTCATCAATCCACATGCTCCTTTACCATAAAACTTTTTTCTTAAATATCCTTTACTCTCCAAAACTTTTAGGTAATCAACAACACCTGTAATAGATATTTTAAAATGTTCTTTTATTTCTCGATAAATTGGGGCTATATTCTTTTCCTCTATTGTTTTTATTATAAAGTCAAGAACAGCCCGCTGATGATCCGTTAAAGGTTTCACAAATTTTCTCCTTATGAAAATATTGAATTTATAGAAAACAACAAAAATTTTTCAGAATCTATCTATATACAACCGTCGATATCACAATATCCAACCCTAACAAGTTCTTTAAATTCAGCTTCCGTCAACTCTTTACAAGTGACATTTGATTTATCTTCTTCTGAAATACCGCTATCTTCCACAAATTTATTCATGGCACTTTTCTTATTCGTTGCTTCATATACACCCATAGGTGTATTGTTCAATTCGATCTGAAATCTCTTTTTCATAATATTTTTCCTTTAAATAATTTTATAAATAACTTTTTGGTTACAATTGCCCTTTTATCTTATTTTACAGGAAAACCCTTTAAAAAGAAGTGCTAAATTAACAGACTAACAAAAATAAATTGTGATAACCCAAAAAACTGTAAAGAGTCAATATACAAAGGGAGATACCAAACATAAATAATTAAAAATATAAAGGGAGATGATGTGAAATTTAACCCAAATTTAGAAGCTTACATAAAATCTATATCTATAAAATTTTCTCGAAAAGAAACAAGTGAAATGGGCTACCGCTCTGATTTTGAAGTTTTAATTAAAAATATTTTAGAACCGATCATAAATAACCTCAAAATAGATCATGATGCCAAGGCTCAAGAAGGAAACAAGCCAGACTTTATCCTTTCAGAGGGTGATTTACCAATTTTATACATAGAAACAAAAAATATAGGGGTATCTTTAGATAAATCAGAAAAATCTAAGCAATTAAATCGATATTATAATTATACAAACCTGATTCTAACCGATTATATCGAATTCAGATTTTATAGAAATGGATATCAATATAACAAACCAATAAAAATTGCTCACTATGATATAAAAAACCGAACCTTGCTACCAATAGCAGAAAACTTTAAAGATGTCATAGATACAATAATAAACATGGCAAAATCCTATAAAGAACCTATTAGATCAAGCAAACGTCTTGCCGAAATAATGGGAGGAAAAGCAAAAAGAATCCGGGATGAAATAAAAAGCTATGTTTTTGAAGAAACAAAAAAAAATGAAAACATCTTAAAATTATACAAAATAATAAAAGATCAACTTGTTTCAAATTTAACCATAGATTCATTTGCTGATATGTATGCACAGACCATTGTCTATGGCTTATTTATAGCGAAGTTTAATAATGATATAAAAAATAGTTTTAATAGACAGATAGCCAGAGACCTAATTCCAGAATCAAACTCTTTATTAAGACACTTTTTTGATCATATTACAGGTGCTGATTTTGATAAAAGATTAGAGTATATTGTTAATGAATTATGTGATTTGTTTTCATGTACCGACATAAAAAAAATAATGATGGAAGATTACTCTAAAGATGACTTTGACTGTGATCCTATAATACACTTTTATGAAAACTTTCTGCAAGAATATGATATTAATATCAAAAAAAAGTTTGGAGCATTTTATACACCTTCCCCAATAGTCAATTTTATTGTTAAATCTGTTGATTATCTTTTACAGAATGAGTTTGATATTAAATTAGGTATAGCGAGTACATTAAAACTCGAAAATGGAGACCACCGAGTTCAAATATTAGATCCTTCTGTAGGTACAGGAACTTTTCTTGACAAAGTTATTTCAATTATTCATGAAAAGCTATGTAAATCAAGTCAAGGAGGAAGATGGACAAAATATGTTAATGATAATGTTCTCCCACGTATACACGGCTTTGAAATTATGATGACTCCTTATATAATTGCACATTTAAAATTAAGAATGACTTTATACCAAACAAAATGTGAAACCATAGACAATAAAATTAATATTTATTTGACAAACTCTTTAGATGAAAAAGTTTTACAAAAAGAATTATTTTCCGATTTCGGTTTTTTGGGAAGTATTGCAATGGAATCAAAAGAAGCCGCAGTAATAAAGAATGAGAAACCAATCATGGTTGTTATTGGAAACCCACCGTATAGTGTAAGTTCTTCAAATAAAGGTAAATGGATACAGAATTTAATCAAGGACTATAAGAAAGACCTTGGTGAACGAAAGATAAACCTTGATGATGACTATATCAAATTCATTCGCTTCGCCGAACATTTCATAGAAAAAAACAACGGTGGTATCGTGGCGATGATAACTAATAATTCATTTATAGACGGTATTACCCATCGCCAAATGAGGAAACATCTCCTTGACACATTTGATGATATTTACATCTTTGATCTTCACGGCAGTTCAAAGAAAAAAGAAAAAGCGCCTGATGGGGGGAAGGATGAGAATGTATTTGATATTCAACAAGGAGTGTCGATTTCTATATTTATACGCAGAGTAGGAGAAAAGAAAGGTCTCGCCATTGTTCATCATACTGAGTTATACGGCAAGAGGGCGGATAAATTTCATATGCTCAACGAAAGCGATATACAGACAGTTAAGTGGAAGAATCTTGATTACTCCGAACCATATTATTTCTTTGTGCCGAAAGATTTTGGGTTGGAAGAGGAATACGGAAAGGGATTTAAGATTGATGAGTTGTTTAGAGTCTCGAATTCCGGTGTAAAGACAGACCGGGACACGTTGTTTATTGATATGGATAAGAGTGTATTGGAAAAGCGGATTCAAAAACTTCTTTCAGAAGATTATGATGAGAATTTCAAACAAGAATTTCGTGTCTTCAATTCGGGAAGTTATAAATTAACGGAAAAAGTGAAGGGGAAATCGTTTGATGAGAATTATGTACAGCCTGTCCAATATAGACCATTCGATTATCAGTGGATTTATTATGATCCTTCTTTGGTCAGTCGTCCTGCAAATAAAGTAATGTCGCATATTGTCGGAAAAGAAAATATGGCCATTGTTACTGCTCGTCAATTTGGTGGTGGCTCACATTTTATCTGTCTTATCACAAAAACTGTATCTGAGATTAGTTCTCAACCTTATGCCCCATATACCCTTTTTCCTATTTATCTCTACTCCAAAGACGGCTCGTGTGTACCAAATATCAAAAAAGAAATTGTCGATGAGATTGAAAATATTGTCGGTAAAGTATCTCCTGAAAATATCTTCGATTATATTTACGCCGTTCTCCACTCCCCCAGTTATCGAGAAAAATATAAGGAATTTCTGAAAATTGATTTTCCACGGGTATCATATCCGAAAGACGCTGAAAGTTTTAAAGAGCTTATCGCCTTTGGTGCTGAATTACGTTCACTCCACCTCCTTGAATCCCCAAAGGTAAACCAATTCATCACTACGTATCCCATTGAAGGCTCAGATACCATTGAAAAATTAGCTTACAAAGACGGCAATGTATTTATTAACAAAGATCAGTACTTTGGCAACGTTCCAGAGATTGCATGGAATTTTTACATTGGAGGCTATCAACCAGCACAAAAATGGTTAAAAGACCGAAAAGAACGAGTCCTCAATAATGAAGATATTGAACATTATCAGAAAATCATTGTAGCACTAACAGAAACGGATAGAATCATGAAGAAAATAGATCAAGCATTTATCTGTCCATAAAAAACGTGAGAGCATAATGAAAAATATCGAGTTAGAAACCAACCCCCACATAAACAAACTTCTTAAAATAAAACAAATAATAAAAGAAGGTTGCCTATGTATTTATTGTATCAAAAGAAACAGTAGGGGTAAAAATCGATATGATCGAGGGGAAAATGTCGGAAGAAGCAGAAAAACCAACAGAAATTGGAAAAAATACAGAAAACAACAATGGAAAACAAAAAATCATTGAATTCTTTTCATACTTAAAACAGCTTCAACCGGAACTCTATATTCTCTCTCTGGTGCATGATATGTAATACCCTTTGTGGTCATATCGATGTCACATTCTAAAATTCCAGCGTCTTTGACATTTTTATTTTTATATTGTCTCAAAGCATCCCCTCTAATTCCCGATGAAATAACTGGATTTCTCCTCAATTTGGACACCCAAAAATAATGAGTATAATACTCAAATACTTCTTCTGAATTCTCAGGGGGATAATTGTGTATTGTTCCCTCATCATATGCAGTTTTAGGATCAAGACCCTCAGAAATATACCATTTTCTAATATCATCCCATTTGAGATCACCATTAGCGATCATTATCACCTCTTTTAACACCCTCAAAATATCCCGAGCTATATAAAGATCTGTGGTGAATGATATTTTATCTGAATCACCTAACCCTAAACCTCTTCTATCATCAGGAACTTCCTTCTTAAACCAATTTTTTATAATATCATCTGCATGAATTGTAGCATGGTATAATTTCTCAACCTTGTCTGGATCGGGTTTGTATTCCAAATCCATCTTCTGTAACCTGTACTCTTCATTTATTTTAGATTGTAATTCAGGTATAAATTTGGCTATATCCTGAAATAAACTTGTCATCTTCTTAATAAGATCAAGATACTCTTTTTTATTTTTATCAGTATTATATTCTCCAAAATTCTCTTCTAGAGCATCTTTATATTTAAAAAGATAATCATCAATAAATTTTAGATCAAATCTAGATTTTAATAATTTTACGGATCCTTCAAGTTCTGAATATTTATTAGAAGCATTAGATTCATATGCCTTAAATAAATAGCGTAATACCCCTCTAATTTCATCACAGACCTTCGATAATATTAAAATAGGGGTTCTGTTAAGGTCGCCTCCATTTTTTATCGTATCATCAATGAAAAGCTCAAAATTACTATTCTCCTCATATTTAGCTACAACATCCACAGACAACTCTGCTAATAAAGAAGCATATTTTTCTAGCTTTTTAGCATTATTCTTAAGATAAACAAACCATTTTCTCGGGGGGTTAACCACCTTGGCAAACTTAATAAGTTTGTCATATCCCATATCTTCCAATATATTCAACATTTTTGTGAATTTATTCATAGGCTCAAAAACCTTTTTTAGCAAATTGATTATTAAATTTAAAAAGTTCATGTTTTTTAAATAAATTCTATGAGAAATATTTGTTAGTCTTATACTAAAAAATTAAATAAATTTAAAGAGAAATTTGACTTGTTTTAATCAATCAAACAGTTTTTTCATCGAGGTAATAACAACATTCAATAAATTATTTTTCTTATCCCTAAGCTTTTCTCGGGCTATTCTATTTTCTGCCAACTTTATATAATTTGGATTTAACTCTATCCCAATATAATCCTTTCCTTGATCTTTAGCTACAATACCGACCGTCCCACTCCCAAAGAAAGGATCTAAGACAACCCCCGGTCTAAAACCGACATCACAGTTACAACAAGCCTCTTCTCTAAAAGGAACATCACATTTTAGGCATACTTTTTCCGGACACCCTGCATCTAAGGGAGATATTATCAATTTTTTTGGAAAAGTGGCAAAATGCGACCCTCCCTGAAAACTCTCTGTATTTATATCCCACACCGATCTTTTATTTTTACCTTTGGGGTTTGGACGCATATTTCTATCATGATAAATTTTTTGACCTGTACCTTCATCCCACAAGCTAACACCTTTGGCATTCAAATTATCCCCACCCCATCTATCTAAGGGTTTTGTATATGGATCAAATTGTTGTTTAAAAAAATAATTTTTATTCTTAGAGAAAAAGAATAGATATTCAAAGTCAACAGTGTACCTATTAGAAACCGGACTGGGTATACAATTAGGCTTTCTCCAAATAATAGTATTTCTGAGCAAAAAACCTTTTTTAATCATACCCAATGCAAAAAGAAATGGTATTCCTACTAAAGATTGTGTTCTAACAGGAGTCTCATTAACACCACCCCTATAACCTTGTAATTTACCCCAACTCCCCCCATAGGTATCCCCAATGTTTACCCAACAAGTCCCATCATCTCGTAAAACACGACATACTCCATCAAAAATATCACATAAATTATCAATAAATAAATCAGGGTTTGGCTCATTTCCTAAAGAACCCAGCCAAGCTTTACAGTATACACAAAATCTTCCATGATCGATAAATACCTCATTAATACTCTTTTTTTGATTACCTACAGTCGCACTTGACCCTGAGCTGTTCCCACGCTGTCTCGACATCATCTCCCCTCCCCAAACATGCTTACAAGAAACATCCCCACCCCATATTAAAGGTTCTGTCTTGTAATTTCTCAAGCCCCAATAAGGAGGAGACGTGATACACGTATTAATACTATTATCTGGAATGTTTTCTAATACCTCCAGAGAATTTCCTTGATGTATTTTATTTAAAAACTCTTTAATATCTCTCATTAAACAACTTCCACTTTTTCAGACTTTTTCTTTTCGAGCAAGACCAGCGTATGTTTCTCATCTTTGAACTCTTCATCAATCATCTTCTTAATAAATTTCCAATCTCCACCAGCTAAACCAGCACCAATCTTAGGATATGCTATACGCTTTCCATGAAAAGTTTCTTTAACTTTCCGTAAACAACTCCTTAACGCTTCATAAGAAACTCTTCTACCATTGCCACCCTTATAATGAAATTGTGTATAACAATTTACAACCATAAATTTATGGCCATTGCGCTCAACAAGAGCATAAGATATTTTTCCCAACTTTTTGGGATCACCCTTTGGGGTCTTTAAATCTGCCAAAAAAGCTTCTTTAAAAGTGTTTTTAATCTCTAACGCTATACCTGCACCCATTGTACAATAGCAATTACAACCATGTAATATAATATCAAAATCACCATTGGAAGCCATTTCTAACAAGTTTCCTGTGACAACCTCCATACTATTTCTCCTTAGATTGATTAAAAGAACTAATAAAATTATTCTTTGAAAAATTATGATAAAGATATTCTTTAGAAATACCCAATCCTAGACAAATATTAGAGAACTGTGTATCACACATAAGTTGAACTCTTCGCAAAGCAGTTATAGCATCTAATTCATATTCTGATATATTTATCGTTTTAACTTCTTCCATTAAATATCCTTTCTCTAATATTGATCTCAGACTTTATATTTACAGAATATAAGCCATTCCTGTAAATATAAAATAAATAATATAAAATATATCACATCTAAAGGAAAAACACATGCCCCAATTTAATCAAAAAACAGCTACAAGACAAACACCCCAATATTTTCAATGTTTAAATGGTTACAGTTCAGGAAATATCTTAACAGATGCCATAATAGGTCGTTATTACACTTGGATCGGTGAATGGATACAAAGCCCAGAGGATGTAAAAGACCGAGATAAAAATCCCGTGATGAGATTACATCCCCTCTGTGATGATGAATATCAACATTCTATAATTGGCGATATTTCCGATTTTAAGCCATTAACCACAAAAGAAGAAATTGAGGATATGTGGGTTATCACCTCTAGAAATGTTGTTGAATCAAATGTCGAAATAAAATTCACCTTTTTAGAAAAAATAAACATCTTATTGTTTGGAAAAATGTATATCCATGAAAAAATATGTTTAGATTGTCCAAGCTATGATCTCAAAAAGATAATAACTAACATAACCATCCCCAATGTCTTTAACAAAAAATAAGCTCATAACATAAAAGGAGATAATTCATGAACCTTGAAAATGTCAATTTAAACGAGATAAAGCAGAAGATAACCAAATCTGATTTTTTTGATGAATTAATAGAACGAGCTCCTTATATTCTTAAATCACTCCTGGCTGGGGAATATCTTGAAATAAAAGAAGATGGTATAACTACAATATATGTAATCGATAACCATGGCACATTATGTCTAATTGGGGATAAAGATGGAGAACCCTACTTATTAGGATTACATGCAGATTTCAAAGACCTTCTTGATCTTTGTCTGAAAGCCTCTAACGAAGAGGTTCACAGACATCTCATGAATTTAAACTTACAGGGAAATATAGAAAAAGGAAAATTAAATGAGATAAAGAGAACATTATCATCTGAAAGGATGAAAATGGAATGGGTGAGAGAACAAGAATATAAAAAATTAGAAAACTTATATACTCTTTAAATCTTCTTATAAAAATTATCTAACATCTTTCCATATAAATCCCAGATTTCATCAATTGATTTCCATCTTTATCCATATAAACAACCGATTTACAAACAGATATCATCATATCTGCTAGTGCCCTAACCCCTATTATATCCACGAGAGATTCTATAGCCTTTAGATTTTTAAGACTGTCTAAATATTGATCATATTTTTCTGATAGCAGAATATTTTTAGAAAAGGTATTAATGCCGAAAATAAAATCGCTGAACTTAGCACCTTCCAGTTCATTCTCAAATTTTATAGATTCACCGGAGGGGAAGATCATAATGTAATACCCAATTGGATATGGTATATAGTCAATGGCCCTATCTAAAGAATCTCTGATATATTTTCCATCTCGATGAAATGTTACTCTAATACGTTTTTCCTCTACAGATTCAATTCTATTTGAGACAATATCACCATCCAATAAATTTATGATTATATTTTTATATAACTCACTTGAACGGGCTTCAGAATTAATGCTATTCCCCACAATACCATGAAACAATAGATAAATTTTATATAACTTAACAATATATTTATCATCGGTATCATCTAATGAAAATCTATAAAAATATTCTTTACATAAATCACACAACATATTGCATAAAGTTTGGGCTATAGGATAGCTATAGGCATAAATTTCACCAGAAGCATGTGCAAAGGCCACGTTTTGTCTAAGAACATGTTCTAATTTTTGGATAGAACATATAAACTTTTTATTTTCTTCTAAATCTTTTTCTAACCCTTCACCAGTTACTTTTCTTGAATATGTTCCGTCCTTAACATTCGTCAACTTTTCTTTAAAAATGTCCTCTAATCCAGAGACCAATCGAGTCATATAAATATAGTCCTTGGATGTCAAGAATATCATATTTTTTTCTTTGTCAAAATTCATTGCTTATCCTTTCTATTATCTTAAATTTTTTTAAAATTAAAACATAAAATCATCATCCTCTTTAGGGTAGAGGTGATTTATTGGATTCCTCACAGAGTTCTTCCTTTCTCTTCTTGATATTTGAGACCAGAATATCAAAAGTGCGATCAATATAATCAACAATTGCTAAAGCTACAGCTGATGATTTAACTGCCCTTTCTCTTATTTTAGCAATATTCATCTCATCGATGTTTTTATCAAAAAGAATAGACAAAATCTCTCTATCTAACTGCCCAACCTGTTCCCCTAAAATTACAGACCAAGTTGCAAGATCATGATCGGTCACACCCCATTTTAAGTCTTGTCTTTCTCGCTCATCAATGACGGAAAGTGTGCCCTTAGTAATTTTTTCATACAAAGTATGCATAATATCACCTCAATGTTTAAAATATTTTTGTGTTCTATAAATTTTCGGGTATGCTCTTAAATTGATACTTTACAGAAATTTTTTTTGGAGGGCAATTAAAGAAAATTTTTGTAGGCTCTGTGAAAGTTATCAAAGTGTGCATAATCACCTGTCAAAAAGGACAAACATTTTTTTAGGATCAATGCTGCTGTCATCTCAGTTATATTTTGATCTTTTATTGGACAAATTTCAACAATGTCCATTCCAATAATATTTATACATCTATCTCGACCTGTACCTAAATAAAAAAGTCGTTTTAAAATATACATTAATTGACTCCACAATAAACCACCATTTGGAGAAGGTAATCCCACATTTGGGGCAATACTGGTATGAAGTGCGCTCATATCTATTGAAATATAAACGTCACCTTTTAATTTATTTAAGATATCATCATAACATCGATTTTCAGGCCGTTCTTGACTTAATAAGCCCAATTTATCATAGGGGATATCTATGATGTCTTCTTCTGAAGATCGTATTATTTTTAGCTCTTCTTCAGATAAATTTCTTTGACCTATAAACATCAATTTATAACCAAGCTCATGAACTCTCCTCATAACACAACCGTGTGTGAATGCACTGTTCTTCCCATCATGAAATAAGATATTCTCAGAATCCTTCAGATTATACCTAGAATCAATGCTCACTACTGTCGTATCTTTTATATTCTTGATTATATTTGACTTCTTAAGTATATTCAAAAAGGTGTATGTGACAGTATGTTCCCCACCTATTCCTATAAAAAATGGTGTAAAAAATCTTTCTTCTGAATTTCTTGAAATAACCCTATTCTTTGAGGGATTCTTCCACTTCCCAAACTTTTCACTCATATCCTTTATTAAATTATTCAAAATAGTTTCAGGATAGTCTGATGAACGGTGCATAAAGCTTCTATCTTCTGAAAAAACTGATTGGTGCAAAGCCAAGTTCTCAAAGGGGTTTTGACGCGTGATCTCGTCTAAAAGATCAATTTTAAAAGAAGCATTATAAACAGCTAAAGGACCACCTAAAACACCTCTAGAATCTGAAGTATACTTCTCATAAGGTACTGAAAAAACAATCACATCAGATTCATTTATTGGATTATTTTTCTGCCCAAAAATTGTAAAACCGTGTTCATAAAACATTCTATTCCTCCCAAATTTCTATAGTATAAAAATAATATCAATCATCCTCAAGCCGAGAATTTTCTTTTATATATTTCATTGCTCCTTCAGGATGAATGTTAGGTATTTCAATAAAAGAAACATCTAAGGGGGTACAAGAATTACTCAGTTGAATGTTACATTTACTTAATATTTGATAAAAACCCCCCAACCAACTAAAAACACCATTTCCCTTAGAATCTTTATAAATCAATATATCGCCGAGATCATCTCTACCTTGTTTTAGATTACATATCAGGGCATATGCCTCTTTGCTCATCCCTAAAAACTTCTCTGTGTCTATAACAACACAACCTAGATTACCATTACCGCACGGAATAAAATTGCCATCTTTTTCAAATTCTTGAGTTTCTATTATCAAAGAACTTTCATAAGCCGTTACCTTCACCTTCAACTTTGGTTCTTCCATAACATTCTCCAATTAATTTTAAACCAATCATAAATTTTTATAAAATATTCATTGTATTTTACAGGTTTGACCCCAAACTGCTTTTCTACAACCTCAATATCAATCTCATACCCACATAAAAAATTGCTGCATTTAAAAACAGTCAATAAAGAAAACAACTTCCGATGACAAATAGGACACAATAAATCATGTTTATACATAAAAACCTCTGAAACTGTATCAATTCAACAACCAAAATATATACTATTGTTCATTATTCAATATCTTCCCAGAAACAGCTGAAAGATCAAGGCTTTTTTCAGAAACAGAAGACCCTAATAATAAATGAAGTTTGTTCTCAGCAATCTTACATTCAGCATAAGGATAGTATTTCTGAACTTCTTCCATGATCCTCTACAAACTCCCACATGCTCTTATAAACTTATTTTTAAGACCTTTATCTGCTAAACTTAATAGATCTTCTGGGGTCAACCCTTTTTCCATAAACCTAACAATATCACCATTATCAGCCGGAAAACGAACCAACCACTCAGCATTTTTCTTATCCACAAAATTCTCCCTTATAATAATTTTCTTGATTGAAAATATTTAAACTGTTCTTTTAATAAATCTTCATCTGTATATTCTAAGCTTAGAGCAATGCCCACCTCCGATATACTTTTAAAGAATCTTTCTGAAGGAAGTTTCTTTAAGCATTTTCTTGATACATTTTCCCATTCAGCAACGGCAGGTTTTACAAATGGATTTTCAACGGCATCACAACGACCAATACCACGGGAAATGACTTTATTTCTATTATAATCTGTATAACATGATGAATAACAAGATTCGATGGAATAAATCCATAAAAACTCACCTGTAGATCGAGTTTTTTTATTAACATAATTTACCCACGATCCACATTCCGGCTTTAACTCTCTCCCTTCCATCACATTGGGGAGTCCCATATAACACGAATAAATTAAATTTTTTATATCAGTAATATCTGAATGAAAATCGATATTGATAATCTTATCCCAAACATTTTTGTTAATAAAAGGTAATAAATATTCATGTGAATCAACGATTTTAATAGGAATATTTAAAGAGATTAACTTATCAAAAAATGAGGTATAAGAAAATGTTTTGACATTCCAAAAGTCACAATCAACAGATAAATAAACCTTTTCAGAATTCACACTAATATTCCTCTATAGGTATATTATTTTATTGATATAAAACAGCACTTCTTTTTTAAGAAAAATGTGCTAAACTTTAAAATATAAGCACCTATTATTATTTTACAGATATCATCTAAAAAAAGGAAAATGATCATGCCCAATATTGAAACAATAATTGACACTTTAGAAGAAGATGGTTTTCACAAAGAAGCATATATGGCGAATAAAGCAATAAACAAATTAAGAGAATCAGCCACGAAACCTTCAATAATGTCCTATGACAAAAGAGACGAATATGTTAAAATGTTTAGGGAAAACATTAAAGCACCAGTTATTGCACCAAGAATCATGTCTCTTGGCGGTGAAGATCGTTTTAGCATATCACTTAAATTATCATTAGAACCAAGAGAATCTTGGATAAATGGGATTTATGAAAATTCTAAATATCTCAGTTTCTTTTTAGAAAATGATGGAGAATTGGAATTACATTCATGGGGTTTTTCCAAAAAAACCACAAAAGTTTTCAGAAAGACACATGTCAAGTCTGTAGAAGATGCCATCAAGAAAATCAATATTTATATTTCACAAATTTCTCAAAATTAATAGAGGTCAATATATAAAAGTATATCACCCCCCTAAAAAACAAAGGGCAAGTATTAACCTGCCCCTTATCTATCTAAAAACATGATAATTTTTTTATACGAAAACTACTCACCTAAAATTAGATCAAAATTATTTTAAAATACAACCATTATGTTTATCATGTTTCTATCTTCTCAAAATATTTTCAAAACTTCAAACCGTTCCAGTTTTTCGATAACTTTTTACTGATCGGCTCATATCTCTATACATTGAGCTAACACCCAAACTTGTAGCCTCGAAACCACTTGATGTAGGTATATTTAAAGAGTTTCCAACATCAAAAGCGTCTTGATTTGCCCCCAAATATATAAATTGCCATCTATAGGTCTCTGTCTGCAACTTTATCATTTCTCCAACTTTAGCCTGTGTATAATCAGTACTTGCATTCTCATGACCATCCGTATTAATGAGAACAATAACTCTCTCAGGACGTTCTGTTTCAGGGGTCTCTGCTAATATCTTTCCATAATCATCAATTGTTTTGCCAATGGCATCATAAAGCGGGGTATCCCCCATCGTGATATAATCATCTAAAGTCAATGGCTTTACCTCTTTGATATCAACCCGATCTACGACCTTGACATAACCCTTTCCAGAAAAAAGAATAAGCGAAAATTTAGCTTCACCCGGTTCTTTTTTCTGTTCCTCAATAAAAGTATTGAGACCACCCACAGCATCACCCCTAATGCTTTCCATCGAACCAGATCGATCACCAATTATAATAACTTCTGTTAAACCTATCTTCATAAAAAACTCCTTAATTATATTAATTATTAAACGAAAACTTTAGATTTTTAATATCCAATACCGCATAATGTCTCAACGAATTTGTCTGTATTGATATTTACAGATATAAAAGTATTCGTCCCATCTTTTAAGCGCGATCCCCAAAATCGCTTATTTTCCACAAATAATTCTACCTCTTTAAACTCACAAACATCCCTGTCTATCAAACAACATGCTGCCAGAGGATCATGAAACTTTTTACCTGTAGGACATTTATCAAGATAGAAATCCATACCATCATAAACCATACGAATACCAGGATTTGCATTTTTATGAGATTCAACCTGAGCATGTAATTTTTTATCATAAAATACAGCATGTGTCACATTTTTAGACACAAGATATCGTTTTTTAATAAGATCGGTTTTGAGCATAAAAAGTGCCTGGGGTATCCCACCATTAAAATTATAAGTTTGAACCGTTTCCATACCTTTAAAACGGGGGCAATAAACGGGTGCAATATTATCACCTGCAAAACCACCTTGACCAAACCACATACTTAGTGGAACAGAAGACAATTCTAAAAGAGCGTCATAAGGATTGTGTAAAGCTGCACCTGTGATTATAATTAGATTAGGATAGACAATTCTCTCACAATTTATAACATCGGCCGCTCGACCATCAGGTACATATGGTTTCCATTCTCCCAATAAATTATGATGAAAAGCCGATACACAAGATTTACCTTTATAATTTGGAATTCTGCTTCCTATAGAGATCAATTTTGATCTATCGGGCAAAAGTATGTTTAGAATATGTCTAATAAGCCCGCACTGCTCATCAGAACCAGGATTGGCAGTAACCGCCCGAACATTTACATTTGGATGCCCTGCTAAGAAGCATAGCATAAAATAATCATCTGGATCCTGTGTTTCCATATCTATGATTACATCTAACATAAAATTCTCCTTAAATGATACTTCCACCCAATAAATAGGCTTGAGTCAATTTTTCATCGTGGACGGTCGCATTAAAAAAATGAGCTTTTTCTTTCTCATACTCTTTTTCACATTTTTCTGAACACACAAAATCCCCATCCCGACTTATTAATATACCTTTTGTGTGGAAATTTCTTTGACATTGAAAACATTTCATTAAAATTCTCCTTAGATATATAAAGTTTAGAAAATATATCTCATAATTTACAGGAATAAGATTTTAGAAAATTACCACTCACGTCTTTTGCTAAGTCCACCTTATGAAAATTACAAAAACCCCTAGAGGAATCTAACTCATTACATAAAAAGCATCTAGCATCCCCGCGAATTAAAACCCCATAGAGATATGCGCCGGGCTTCACATATTTATCAACATCAATCTTTTTAAGATCTTTAGAAGAGACGAATCCATCCATCTTATTTCTCCTTCACTTGATTAAACTCATTATTTTTCTTATCTAAATTATCCGAGAAATGTTTGCCACATTTAGCACATAAAATAGGATTTCCTTTATCTGAAAATGCCAAGGCTACAAAACCCTCCTGATCTCCCACAAATTTAATTTTACAGCATTGACAAAACATTCGTTTTTTATAAGCAACCCCATCTTTTTTAAACATCTGCTCTGAGGATTTGACCCATTCCTTAATACTACAAAAATCAAGTTTAACCCTTTCGATTTTGTAGATTGTTATCCGAGTTTCCGTGAAAAAAGTATCACCAATTTCATTTTTCATCTTCAACGCCTTTCTTTAGATTATCCTCTAAAATCTTTTCTTTGTATCTTTCTATGAAACTTTCAAAACCGACCACATAATCTTTTAGGGCTTGCATTAAACTCTTAAAACGTTTTTTATACTCTAGCTTGTTCAACTTCACTTTTTTTTCGTTTAATTGCTCCAGATAGTAATAAATACTCACAACTAATTTATTTTTCAAGCAGATTTCACCAGTTAAGGTTGTGACACTCCACGGGGCAAGCCCCGTGGCTTCTTCTTAATTATTTAAGAATTCTTTTTCTTGTTTCATTGACCGCAACCTATATTCAATAGGTTTTACACAATCTCCACAAGCGTATATTCCCGTATGCCCTACGGTATCTTTTATCTTATTTATTCCTATCTCTTTTATATTCTTAGATGCATTCAAATCTCTATCTATGTTCAAACCACAAACAGGACAATTGTAAACTCTCTCTTCTAAAGGCATCTCTTTTAAATTTTTACAATTGTTACACATCTTCGATGTTGGCTCAAATCTTCCTATCTTCATAAAATACTTAGAATTCCATAATGCCTTATACTCTAACTGTCTCGAAAACTCTGACCATGAAACATCTGATAATTCTCAATAAATATTTTGGACAACGACCTTTCTCCTCCAAATAAGCGATAATCTCCTTCTGAGAATTCAATTTGAGCAACATATACTGTATTGGATCATATATAAATTTTGGCAACGATTTATATCGTTCTAGCACTTTAACTTTTTCATACCATCTATTTTTTAACACAGTAAACTCCCTATCTCTTTTTAGATAACCGTCTTAGCACATATCAGTTGAAGAATAAAATTCTCTGATCATATCTTCACTCTGCCGACGCTCCCTAGATAACTTCGCTCCCTCCTCTTTCTTTCGATCAAGTTTGCTTAGACTCTCTTTAAACAACTTTCTCTCTTTTTCTTTCTCGATACCTTCCTTCACCCTTCTAATAGAATTATCCTCAATCAGTTTATAGATTCTAGCAGCTAACCACTTCGAGGAATTAAATATGTTATTATTTAGAGATGGGATGGTATCAATATTCTCACAAGCCCTTTCCTCTAAATCTTTTATTATACACTCCATCGACCCACATGGAACATAATCCCTTATAATAAAATATAATAGGTTAACAAGAGGATCATTGGAATTTTTCTCATCAGATTCTTTTTCTTTTAATTGTTCATTATCCATAATTTTTTGGCCTTTTTAATATTAAAAATTTTTTATCATCTTCGTGCTCTTTTTGAATCGACAAACCGATCTTCTTATAAATATACCGAGCAATATTATTACTCTTCCTAACATACACAAAATCTATTCTATCAACAGAATCTAATAAGACAAAGGACAATCCCTTTCTTCTATGTTTAGGATCTATCCATAAAACGATTAACTCTCTATCAGATATATCATAAGAAATTATACCAGCTAACTCGTTCTCAACACCTTTCTTGACTATTTTCTTGGTTATAATACCCTCAAGAAAACCAGAGATTAAGATTTTATGTCTTTCTTGTTCTTTTCTCCGCTGAAGAAATTTGCATGAGGGAAACCGATCTAAATCCTCTCTTATAAAAAAACTGATCTGATAATCTTCCAACATTAAACTATTATTATTCAACACGTATCCTTCTAAATTTTAGCGCGAAACTCAAAATGTAATATGAGAAACACCTGCCACTAGAGTGGGATTGCATTCATATTCACTCTTAAAATCTTGCTCTGTCTGTTTTCCTAAAGTTACGTATACTTTAGGCCCTTGAAGAAAATAAGAAGCTTCCGGGAAAAATTCTCTAATTTTAATAAGATGATCAACCAGAGCAGAGGTAATGTCTTTAAATGCACCTTTTAATTCTGGAGACGCCTTATCCAACTACTTAAACATGCTTTCATAGTTTTATAGCATTTCACTTCTGAAATATTATCTTTATCCCCTTCTTTAATCCACACCTCCATCTCCCTTAAGTCAAAGGGTAAATTATATTCTAAGGTATATCGAGCTATTTTAACATCCCCATTTTTTGTGATAACTTTTCCTATACATTCGATCATTTACCACCTCATTTTATTTTCAGTAGAAGACTTCCACTCAAACTCTTTAGGGTCTCAAAAAGATTAATTTCCATCGCTTTTACAGCAGCATCCTCGTATAAAATATTCCCTTTAGAAGCTTCATATAAGAGAGTATTTATAATCTGAAGTTCTCTCTTATTTAATTCAACTTCTATAATCTCTTTTACAGACCAATCCTTACTCATTGCCTCTCTTATTTCTAGAGAAGAGATTATCCTAGAAAAATTTGTATCAACACCTTTTAGAATTTTTTGTTTATCCTCAGCTAAACAAAATTTACAGGAATTACATATATTCACCTCTTTATAATAAGTTAAAACTCTCTTTATAAAAGCTGAAAACCAAGTAATTTCTGATTTTGTCATTAAAAAAGTTATCTTATAATCGTCTTTGATCTTCATCTATCCTCCCTATTTAATCAAATACCTAACTATATTTTTCACGCGTAACACTTCTCATCTTTTAATATTCATCATGCATTGATGGTGTGCTATCAAAAAACTCTAAAGGTTCTTTTAAAGCTGCTAATAAACCTTCAAATTGAAAATTCAAATCATTTTCTTCAATAGGCTCATCAAAATACTTTTTGAAAACCTGTGAAAAAAAATAGGTTGGAACTTGTTTAAATTCAACCTCATTTTTACCCCGATGTTCAATGACAAAAAACGGGTGTGGTTTCATCTGTCTAATTCTTACATTCTCTACTTTTACAGAATTATACTTATTAGGAAGATCAAAGGAACATACTCTTGGAAAAACAAGAGCATCTGAGCCAAGCCTACCCAATAAATATTTAGCAGTTTCGGGGGCATTTACTCGAATGCTATCATATAACTCTTCTAGAAAAAACCGCTGTAATCTTTGAATTCTCTTTGGGTTCAAATTCCCAAAAATGACCTGCCTCAGATATTTAGAGTCTTTAAGATATTGACTTCCCCCAGCCACTTTATTCACCAATTCAGAATATGTAGACACTCCCCCAATTGCTTCAGGAATATAAGTTTTTAATACATTAAAATTGGCATTAGAGATATCTAAGATTGTGAATTCATTAAAACCTTTGACTTCATATTCCTCATCTTTGCCCGTGACCTTATATATATCTACTTCCTTTAACATATATGGTGAAGTTTCTCTCAAGGATTTCATTGGATACACATCATTCATATCGATCAAACAAAATTTCTTATAAGCAGCTTGTTCTTTAATAAAATCCACAACCTTAAAAACAAGTTGTTGACCATAGGCAAATATATCTTGGCTTACACTTCTCTGATCTTCGACAGTTTTTAGAGCATTTTCAAACTTATCTATAATATTTACACCCCTTCTTAAATATTCGAAGAGAGACAATTCAAAATAAGGTGATACAAACAATTGAATTGGTATATCAAAATCATGACAAATACGCTTTCTTTCCCTCAATGTAAGAGAATTTATTGAAGAACACATCTCAACCATATCTAAAAGTTCGAAAGTAGTCAATTTTTGTCTGTTGAATCTCATGTATCACTCTCCATTAAAACCGATTTTTTTGGATATTTCTCTTGTCATCCCACCCAACTTTTTAAATTTGTCTTCTATGAGATTTAATATTTCAAGCTCAAAACTATTTTTAGGTGACTTCAAAAATCTATGCCAACGACAAATCATTTCGTGATCGGCTTCTAAGACACGCTCTTTATCTGGATATTTCATAAAATACCTCATATCTTGTAATAAAAATTTCTAATTATTTTTAGATAATCTTCATTAAATTTTTTTGTATCTATTGAATTTAATGAAAAACTTTTTTTATATTGAGCAACAAACTGTTTCATTTCCGATTTAAACCGAGAATCCACCAAGTCCATGATACCGGTTCCATCCCCAAATATTAACCGTTCAACTCGTTTTATCTTTTTGTCAATTTCTTTTTTATTCAAAAAGTGTCCTCCTTATATTTTTTGTGGTATAACCCTAGACATTTCCCACCTTTACAGTCGCAGGAGACCTCAATACATCTAGGAAGATTATAATCATATTGCTTTTTAGCAGATAAGTTCGGACATCTTAAAAGTTCTTTAATATTCTCAAATAAACCTATTTCAAAATAAGGATCAGATCGACTTCTTATTACGGATGTATATGTTCCAGCACTTTTTAGGTGTCTTCCTGCATGGGTCAAATAAATATAAGCATCATCTGGAATCAGAATAAAAAACTCTTTTCTGAGACGATCAAAAAATCTTTCTGATAATTTCTTTTTCATCTTTTAATATCTTGATCCTGTTTTGAAATAGACGCTACCAGATAGCCTAATAGCTTAACAAGACGATCAAACCACACTTCAGACATTTCTACGCCAAGAGGAAGATAATCTTCAAATTCATCGGGCGATATCACAATAAAAGAATGTACCCCCTCTTTTTCTGTATAGATATCCAAAATTATTTTTGCAGTAGATGAGCCATTCTCTATAGGTTCTAGAGAAAAATTGATCTTCTTAGCCTCTAATAATAACTTTTCTAGAGTATCAGCCTTATCTTTTAAAAAATGTTCTCTGATACCGAATTCCTCTAAAGTGTCCATTATTTGACCTACCAAAAAACTGTCCACAAAAATATCTCCTTTCAAATTTTAATGCCGTGACATACCTCGGGGCAAGCCCCAAGGCTTATAACGATTTAATTCTTCAATTATAATATCATACATTTCATTAAATGATTTCAGTTCATACACCGTATGAGTAGCTTTATTATATAATTCCAAGGTTTTTTCAATATTTCTATACAACAAAGAATTTATATAAATTTCCTTTTTATCCGCTGCCTCAAAAAATTTTTTGAGCTTGGCATATTTTTCTACAAAATTCATAGGTATTCTCCCCAAAAATAAAGTGTGTGCTCTTTTCTCATTAACTGTCGAAAAACCAAAAGACAATAACATATCTTCATCGTGTATTCTACGAGAAATATAAAAGGCCATAAAGATATC